GTTATCTTTGATGTTAAACTAGTTTTTTATATTGAACAGGTCTTTGATACCCAATTCATTAAAAATATTAAAAATATTAGAGATTTCAATTTCAGATGCCAGTCATAGGTTATCTTTGATGTTAAACTAGTTTTTTATATTGAACAGGTCTTTGATACCCAATTCATTAAAAATATTAAAAATATTAGAGATTTCAATTTCAGATGCCAGTCATAGGTTATCTTTGATGTTAAACAGATCTTTGATACTAAACTAGTTTTTTATATTGAACAGGTCTTTGATGTCTTAAAAATATTAAAAATATTAGAGATTTCAATTTCAGATGCCAGACGTGACAAGTAAACCATATATATTGGATATATTGGACAAACCCAACAAATCAGATATATTAAACAAACCCAATAAGTCAGATATATTAAACAAACCCAATAAGTCAGATATATTGGACAAACCCAATAAGTTAGATATATTGGACAAACCCAATAAGTTAGATATATTGGACAAACCCAATAAGTCAGATATATTGGACAAACCCAACAAATCAGATATATTAAACAAACCCAATAAGTTAGATATATTAAACAAACCCAATAAGTTAGATATATTGGACAAACCCAACAAGTCAGATATATTAAACAAATCAGATCTTTTAAACAAATCAGATATATTGGACAAACCCAACAAATCAGATATATTAAACAAACCCAACAAGTCAGATATATTAAACAAATCAGATCTTTTAAACAAATCAGATATATTAAACAAACCCAATAAGTTAGATATATTAAACAAACCCAATAAGTTAGATATATTAAACAAACCCAATAAGTCAGATATATTAAACAAATCAGATCTTTTAAACAAATCAGATATATTGGACAAACCCAATAAGTTAGATATATTAAACAAACCCAACAAGTCAGATATATTGGACAAACCCAATAAGTCAGATATATTAAACAAATCAGATCTTTTAAACAAATCAGATATATTAAACAAACCCAATAAGTCAGATATATTAAACAAATCAGATTTTTTTAACAAGTCAGATATTTTAAACAAACCCAACAAGTCAGATATATTGGACAAACCCAACAAATCAGATATTTTTAACAAATCCAACAAATCATATAGTTTTTTAATTTGACATGTTGGGTTTGTTTAGTATATTGGGTTTGTTTGATTTGTCTAACTTGTTTAATATGTTTAGGTAGTCAAGTTCAGAAACCAGTCTAAACACACTAAACATACTAGACTAGTTGGGTTTGTTTGATTTGTTTAATATATTGGGTTTGTTTAGAATATTTTACTTGTTTAACTAGTCAAGTTCAGAAACCAGACTAAACACACTAAACATACTAAACATACTAGACTAGTTGGGTTTGTTTGATTTGTTTAATATATTGGGTTTGTTTAATATATTGGGTTTGTTTAGAATATTTTACTTGTTTAACTAGTCAAGTTCAGAAACTAGACTAGTTGAATATGTTTAAAATTTTTTACTTGTTTAGATAATCAAGTTCAGAAACCAGACTAATCGGATGAGTTAAATATATTGGGTTTGTTTGGTTTGTTTGATTTGTGTGATTTGTGTGATTTGTGTGATTTGTGTGATTTGTATGATTTGTCTTACTTGTTTAGGTAGTTTAGGTAGTTTAGGTAGTTTAGGTAGTCAAGTTCAGAAACCAGATTAAACATACCAGACTAGTTGGGTTTGTTTGATTTGTTTAATATATTGGGTTTGTTTAGAATATTTTACTTGTTTAACTAGTCAAGTTCAGAAACCAGACCAAACACACTAGACTAGTTGAATATGTTTAAAATTTTTATTTGTTTAAAATATTTTACTTGTTTAGGTAATCAAGTTCAGAAACCAGACTAATCGGATGAGTTGAATATGTTGGGTTTGTATGATTTGTTTAAAATATCTGACTTGTTGGGTTTGTATGATTTGTCTTACTTGTTTAGGTAGTTTAGGTAGTTTAGGTAGTTTAGGTAGTTTAGGTAGTCAAGTTCAGAAACCAGACCAAACATACTAGACTAGTTGGGTTTGTTTAAAATATCTGATTTGTTTAATATATTTGACTTGTTGGGTTTTTTTAATATATTGGGTTTGTTTAAAATTTTTATTTGTTTAACTAGTCAAGTTCAGAAACCAGACTAAACATACCAGACTAGTTGAATATGTTTAAAATTTTTATTTGTTTAGGTAATCAAGTTCAGAAACCAGACTGATCATATGAGTTAAATATATTGGGTTTGTATGATATGTTGGGTTTGTGTGATATGTTGGGTTTGTGTGATTTGTATGATTTGTCTTACTTGTTTAACTAGTCTAGTGTGTTTAATCAATTTCAGAAACCAGACTAAAGATGAGTTGAATATATCTAATTTGTCTAATTTCTCTAATTTGTTTAATATATTTAGGTAGTTAAGTTCAGAAACCAGACTAAACACACTAGACTAGTTGGGTTTGTTTGATTTGTTCTAGATGTTGGGTTTGTTTAAAATTTTTACTTGTTTAGATAATCAATTTCAGAAACCAGACTAAACATACTAAACACACTAGACTAGTTGGGTTTGTTTGGTTTGTTTGATTTGTATGATTTGTATGATTTGTCTTACTTGTTTAACTAGTCTAGTGTGTTTAATCAATTTCAGAAACCAGACTAAAGATGAGTTGAATATATCTAATTTGTCTAATTTCTCTAATTTGTTTGATATGTTTAGGTAGTTAAGTTCAGAAACCAGACTAAACACACTAGACTAGTTGGGTTTGTTTGATTTGTATGATTTGTATGATTTGTATGATTTGTTTGATTTGTTTGATTTGTTGGATTTTTTTGGCTTACTTGTTTAGAATATTTTACTTGTTTAGGTAGTTTAGGTAGTTTGGGTAGTCAAGTTCAGAAACCAGACTAGTTAGAGAAGTTAGACAAGTTGAATATATTGAATATGTTTAATATGTTTAGATAGTTAAGTTCAAAAACCAGACTAATCCAATGAGTTGAATATATTGGGTTTGTATGATATGTTGGGTTTGTTTGATTTGTATGGTTTGTTGAATATGTTTGATTTGTTTAATATATTGGGTTTGTTTAAAATTTTTTACTTGTTTAGGTAGTCAAGTTCAGAAACCAGACTAATCCAATGAGTTGAATATGTTGGGTTTGTTTGATTTGTATGATATGTTTGATTTTTTTGGCTTATCCCATTTGTCTTACTTGTTTAACTAGTCTAGTGTGTTTAGATAATCAATTTCAGAAACCAGACTAAAGATGAGTTGAATATATCTAATTTGTCTAATTTGTTTAGGTAGTTAAGTTCAGAAACCAGACTAATCAGATGAATTGAATATATTGGGTTTGTTTGATTTGTTTAATATGTTGGGTTTGTTCGATATGTTGGGTTTGTTTAATATATTGGGTTTGTTTAATATATTTAGGTAGTTAAGTTCAGAAACCAGACTAATCAGATGAATTGAATATATTGGGTTTGTTTGATTTGTTTAATATATTGGGTTTGTTCGATATGTTGGGTTTGTTTGATTTGTATGATATATTTAGGTAGTCAAGTTCAGAAACCAGACTAAACACACTAGACTAGTTGAATATGTTTAAAATTTTTATTTGTTTAGGTAGTCAAGTTCAGAAACCAGACTAATCAGATGAATTGAATATGTTTGATGTGTTGGGTTTGTTAGATTTTTTTGACTTATCTCATTTGTCTTACTTGTTTAGATAATCAAGTTCAGAAACCATACTAAACATACTAAACATACTAAACATACTAAACATACTAGACTAGTTGGGTTTGTTTGGTTTGTTTGATTTGTTTGATTTGTTTAATATATTGGGTTTGTTTAAAATTTTTTACTTGTTTAGATAATCAAGTTCAGAAACCAGACTAGACATACTAGACTAGTTAGGTTTGTTCGATATGTTGGGTTTGTTTGATATGTTCGATATGTTTAGGTAGTTAAGTTCAGAAACCAGACTAGTTGGGTTTGTTCGAGATGTTTGACTTGTCTTACTTGTTTGACTTGTCTTACTTGTTTGACTTGTCTTACTTGTTTAGGTAGTTTAGGTAATCAAGTTCAGAAACCAGACTAAACACACTAGACTAGTTGAATATATTGGGTTTGTTTGATATGTTTGATATGTTTGGTTTATTTCATTTGTCTTACTTGTTTAGAATATTTTACTTGTTTAGGTAGTTTAGGTAATCAAGTTCAGAAACCAGACTAGTCAGACAAACCCAACAAGACAGACTAGTTGAATGCATTTGACTTGTATCTATATTTTTAAAAAATCAAACAAAATAAGTATATCATATAGATTACAACTAACATAAAAAAGATATATTTTGATATTTTTAGAGATTTTAGAGATTTTAGCTTTTTATCTTTTTTTGTGACTCCAATATGTCTAATATGCCTAAAACGTTGAAGATGTTTGATATGTTGAATATATTTAATACGTTTGGCGTTTTTAGATCTTAGGGTTTTTTTATCGAGCATATATCTAGAGATTTTAAGTGGATTGGGCATTTAAAAAAAAATTTAATTTGCTTGGGTTATTAAAAAAGCTTAACATGTCTGATAAGTAAGATAATTCATTCATATCAAACATATTAAACAAACCCAACAAGTCAGATTAATCAGACTAATTAGACTAGTTAAACAAGTTAGACAAGTTAGACAAACCCAACAAGTAAGATAAGTAAGATATATTAAACAAGCTACAACTGGTTTCTGAAATTGACTTGTTAAACAAACTAGACTAGTTAAACAAGTTGGATAAGTAAGATATATTAGACAAACCCAACAAGTCAGATATATTAGACAAACCCAACAAGTCAGATTAATCAGACTAGTTAAACAAGTTGGATAAGTAAGATATATTAGACAAACCCAATTAGTCAGATTAATCAGACTAGTTAAACAAGTTAAACAAGCTACAACTGGTTTCTGAACTTGACTAGTTAGACAAGTAAGATATATTAGACAAACCCAACAAGTCAGACTAATCAGGCTAATCAAACTGTTAAACAAGTCAGATATATTAGACAAACCCAACAAACCCAACAAATCCCATAACTCTTACGTTTTTACTCTATTGACCCCATGCTAAACTTTTTTAACTAGTTTATTTTTTTTGGGTTTGTATATACTAGGAAAATTTTTACTGTTTTTTAAAAGATGCCAGTAAGACTTGTTTAACATATTTAACGCATTTAACATGTATAACTTATAGAATTTGTATAATTTGTGCCATTTGTACCACTTATATCACTTGTTTAGTATATATAACTTGTCTAGTGTGTACAACTTGTAAGACTTTTTTAATGCATTTGACGTGTATAACGTGTTTAATGTGTATAACTTGTATGATTTATATGATTTGTATGACTTGTTTTGGATACTTGGGTTTTTTACTCTATTGACCCCATATTGGCTTTTTTGGCTAGTTTATTTTTTTGGGTTTGTATATACTAGGAAAAATTTTACAGGTTTTAAAAAGAGAGATTTGTTTAACTTGTTAGATTTGTTTGATTTGTTTGATTTGTTTGATTTGTTTGATTTGTTTGACTTGTTTAACTAGTTAGATTAATCAGATTTATTCAAAAAGTCTGAGATATTCTACAAGTCTAAGATATTCAACAAGTCTGAGATATTCAACAAGTCTGGTTTGTTTAGATAACCAATAGTTTTAACAAGTTAACATTATCTTAACAAGTTAACATCTTAACATCTTAACAAGTTAACAATAAAAAATACCTAACGGACAAAGACAAGCTTAAAAAAAAAGAAGTTGTTAGATTGGTGGGATTTGTGAGATTTGCATAGTTTGCATGGTTTGTGTGGTTTGTGTAGTTTGTGGGGTTTGTCTATTTGGAAAATATTTTCTAAGTATGGCAAAAAATGAATATATGGATGATAGATTAAAGAGACTTAACAGGTTTTCGTAATCAAACATTTAACAGATTAAACATTTTTTAGATTTTTTAGATTATTTTACAAGTCAGGTTTGTTTGATAAGCCTAACTAGTCTAATAAGTCAGGTTTATTTGACAAATCCAACAAGTCTAACAAGTCGGGTTTGTTTAATAAGTCTAACAAGTCGGGTTTGTTTGATAAGCCTAACAAGTCTAACAAGTCTAACAAGTCTAACAAATCAGATTTATTCGACAAGTCGGGTTTATTTGACAAATCCAACAAGTCTAACTAGTCTAACAAATCAGGTTTGTTTGATAAGTCTAACAAATCAGGTTTGTTTGATAAGTCTAACAAATCAGGTTTATTTGACAAATCCAACAAGTCTAACAAATATAACAAGTCAGGTTTTTAAAAAAAATATAATACTTTAAACATTGTATATTGTGTATTCGTATTGCTGAATAAGATCTCTTAGGATATGGATTTGATTTTGCAGATTTTGTTTGTTCTCTTCAAGTTGGGTTATAGAGACTCGATATAGATAAGCAAGTTCTAGATGAGATTGATTGCTAAATATTACTTTCCTTAATTCGAGAGCTTTAGGTTTTTTTGAATGACTTATAAAATGATAAAATCCCATCTCAGACATATATAATTCAAAAGGTTCACCAGATGTATTGGGTATTATATCTTTTAAAAATTTTCTGTTTTTAGGAGAAATACTGTTGATCATCATAGTTTCGTTTTTTATAGATTTGCTGTAACCGAAAAAACGTAAAATATCTTCAACACGTAGATACATATAGATACCAGAGTTTATTATTTTGACAGGGTTTGTATTGTTTTCCTCATCAAATAAGGTTATTAGTTTATTTTTGTGTTCTTGGATCAAAGCTTCTAGATTGGGTGACGAATTGGATATTGAGTCCATGTTTGAAAGTAATTAAAGTATTAAGCTTTTTTTTTCAAAATATTAGACTTGTTAGATTTATTTGACTTGTTTAGTATGTTAGATATGTTAAACAAACCAAAGATGACAGACTCGTCAGACTAGTTGGGTTTGTCAGACTAGTCTTATTTGTTCGATATGTTTGATGTGTTAGATATAAAGCTTTACCTGTTAAGCAAATATGAGTAAAAAAAAACCAATAACTTGACTAGTTAAACAAACTAGACTTGTCAGGCTTGTTAGATATTTTTAACGAGTTAAGTATGTAATCCAAAGCCAGAAAAACCAGACTTGTCAGACTTGTTTGACTTGTTTGACTTGTTAAGATTATTAATAAGTTAAAATGTTTTTTTTTATAAAAAAGATAGATTAACACTTACGGACAACATAGCCCAAGGTTAAAATATTAAATACTTGACAATGAATGGTATCGGTGATGATTCTAATTTTTTCTAGAAAGGGTTGATCTTGAAAACATCCTGGATATTCATAATTGCACACATCTTCGGGAGTAAAACAATCATTAGATAAAAGAGCTTTTGCCATATCATATTCGGTGTTTGTAATGAGTTTGATTTTTTTTCTTATGTTTAGCCTTTGAGGTAATTTGAGATGATGTTGAATTATAAAATCTATACACTCTATATCTTCTGAAATATTCGGATTGCTGTAATCCAAAATGATAAATTGATCACTTGGGGGTTCAAGGTTGTATGATAAACCTGATAGAAACAACAAACCCAACAAATTTGACAAATACATTTTGGATCTTAGTTACTAATTATAGAGGTTTTTTTCATTTATTTTTAATATACTAGATTTGTTAGATATGTAATCCAAACCAGACTAGTTAAACAAATTAGACTTGTTAGATTTGTTAGATTTGTTAGATTTGTCTTACTTGTTTGATATATCAAGTATGTAATCCAAGCCAGAAAAACCAGACTAGTTGGGTTTGTTTGATATTTTAAACAAGTTAGATATATCAAGTATGTAGGGTTTGTTTGATATGTTAAGGTTATTAATGATCTAAACAAGTTATCACTGGTTTCTGAACTTGACTAGTTAAACAAACCAGACTTGTTTGATATATTAAGTATGTGACCCAAGTCAAAAAACCAAAATAGTCTTACTAGTTGGGTTTGTTCGATATTTTAAACAAGTTAGATATGTTAAGTATGTAATCCAAGCCAGAAAAACCAAAATAGTCTTACTTGTTTGATTTGTTGGGTTTGTTCGATATTTTAAACAAGTTAGATATATTAAGTGTGTGACCCAAGCCAGAAAAACCAGACTTGTCAGAATAGTCTTACTAGTTGGGTTTGTTTGATATGTTAAGGTTATTAATGATCTAAACAAGTTATGAATGGTTTCTGAACTTGATTAGTTAAACAAATTAGACTTGTTTGATATGTTAAGTGCGTGACCCAAGTCAAAAAAACTAGACTTGTCAGAATAGTCTTACTGGTCTTACTTATCAGATATGTTAAGGTTATTAATTATCTAAACAAACTAGAAAACCCAGACTTGTTTGACTTGTGTGATTTGTTAAACATGTCAAGTATGTAATCCAAGCCAGAAAAACCAGAATAGTTGGGTTTGTTTGATATGTTAAGGTTATTGATGATCTAAACAAGTTACGATTGGTTTCTGAACTTGACTTGTTAGACTTGTTTGATTTGTTGGGTTTGTTCGATATTTTAAACAAGTCAAGTATATAATCCAAGTCAAAAAAAAACCAGACTTGTCAGAATAGTCTTACTAGTTGGGTTTGTTTGATATTTTAAACAAGTTAGATGTGTTGGATATGTTAAACATGTCAAGTATATGACCCAAGCCAGAAAAACTAGACTAGTTGGGTTTGTTTGATAATTAAGATTATGAATGATCTAAACAAACTAGAAAAACCAGACTTGTCAGAATAGTCTTACTGGTCTTACTTATCAGATATGTTAAGGTTATTAATTATCTAAACAAACTAGATGTGTTATAAAAATTTAAGGTATAAAACAGCCAAATAAACGTCTCATTATAGGTTGTTGTTCTGTATTTGGAGCTTTGAGAATAATATTCGAAATAATATGTAATACTCTGATAATAAAGATTTTATTTCGGCCATTTGACATGATATGAAAGGTGTTAACTAAGAACTCGTGTAATTCGAATAAATCATAGCCTTTCTTTTCCAAAACATGAATACTTTTCTTTACTTGGCCTGGATTCTCAAAAATATAGATTAGAACAGATAGGCTTTCTAGGCTTAATAGGTTATAATGATGTGAGTTATCCCATATATTAAAGTGTGAATCTTTGAAGATAGAAAACCAAATTTCTTTAGCGTTTTGAACATTTTTGATTAACGGAATTATTTCAAGAGCAAAGTTTGGATCATTAAGAATAAAATTAACGTTTTTATTTTTATTTTTTATGCTTTTTAAAAGTTTTTCAGCATCCATTATGAAAGCTTAGATACTTTAAAAATGATAAAAATTCAAGAATATTTGGGATATGTAAAAGATTGAAGACCCCAGACTTGTTAGAAAAAACCAGACTTGTTTGATAAACCAGACTTGTTTGATAAACCAGACTTGTTTGATTTGTTTGACTTATTGGGTTTGTTAAAAAAACCAGACTTGTTTGATTTGTTAGACTTGTTGGGTTTGTTAGAAAAACCAGACTTGTTTGATTTGTTAGAAAAACCAGACTTGTTTGACTTGTTAAAAAAACCAGACTTGTTTGACTTGTTTGATTTGTTTGACTTGTTAAAAAAACCAGACTTGTTTGATTTGTTAAAAAAACCAAACTTGTCAGAAAAATTATGGGATATACTTTATAAGGTTTAGGCCCTCTAAGATTTTAAGGATTGTTGATAACGGACAGGTGTTTAAAAATATTTCCCCATCATCATAATATATCGTACCATATTTCCTAAGTAACATCTGAACCTTATCTTCGAATAGTTGCATTATATTCGCGTGAGGCAAAACTGTGTTAACTGTGATTTTATACAAATATATTAACTCGGTATAGGTTGTTTGGAAAATTGGGTCATTTGTTTGTATAAAATATAACCTTGTAGTGTTTATATCTTCGATGTCTTCAAAAAGATAATAATATGTTTCTTGTTTAGGAGATAGTGAAGACATATCTGGTGTTTGTGGTGTAGCCAATATTATCAGTGGTAAAGGGATTAAAGGGTTTAAAGAGACCAAAGTGATTAAAGTTGTCATGTTTTTTTTTCAAACTATAACTTTCAAAAATATTTAAAAAAAAAGATAATATTAAAAAAACCCTAGTAACATGTCTGTTTTAAAAGTAACTAAACTTACCAAACATGCTCATTTGCCCTTTAGGCTTACTGATACAACAGCTGGATATGACCTCAAAAGTGCATATGATTACATTATTCCCGCAAATAACAAAAGCCTAATATCTACAGATTTGATGATTTGTGTACCAGATGGAACTTATGGTAGAATTGCACCAAGATCTGGGATTTCACATAAACATTTTTTAGATATTGGAGCTGGTGTTATTGATGCAGATTATCGAGGCAATGTCCAAGTTTTGATTTTTAACCATGGAAACAAAGATTTTCATATTTTTGCTGGTGACCGTATAGCCCAACTGATTTGTGAAAAGATTTGTTATCCCGAGTTGGTTGAGGTGGAAAAAATGGATGAAACCCAAAGGGGTGACAAAGGTTTTGGATCTACCGGGATATAAATATTTTTTTAACAAGATAAAAAAAACCAGATTAGTTTGATATGTCAAGTATATTAAAAAAGTTAGATATACTAGACTAGTTGGGTTTGTTTGACTTGTCTTACTTGTCTTACTTGTCTTACTTGTCTTACTTGTTTGACTTGTTTGATTTGTTAAAAAAGTTAGATATTTTAATATTTTTCTAATTTGTCAAGTTCACATATCAAATCAAGGATACACTTTGAAAGTGTGACCTTAAATATGTTAGACTAGTCAGATATTTTAAACAAGTTAAGTATGTAATCCAAATCAAAAAAACCAGATTAGTTCGATATGTTTGATATGTCAAGTATATTAAAAAAGTTAGATATACTAGACTAGTTGGGTTTGTTTGATATGTTAAGTGTGTAATCCAAACCAGACTTGTTAGACTTGTCAGACTTGTTTTACTTGTTTTACTTGTTGGGTTTGTTAGATATTTTTAAACATGTCAAGTTTATATATCAAATCAAGGATACACTTTGAAAGTGTGACCTTAAATATGTTAGGTTTGTTAGATATTTTAAACAAGTTAAGTATGTAATCCAAATCAAAAAAACCAGATTAGTTCGATATGTTTGATATGTATAAGATATTAAAAAAGTTAGATATACCAGACTAGTTGGGTTTGTTTGATATGTTAAGTGTGTAATCCAAACCAGACTTGTCAGACTTGTTTTACTTGTTGGGTTTGCTAGGGTTGTTAGATATTTTTAAACATGTCAAGTTTATATGTCAAATCAAGGATACACTTTGAAAGTGTGACCTTAAATATGTTAGGTTTGTTAGATATTTTAAACAAGTTAAGTATGTAATCCAAGTCAAAAAAACCAGATTAGTTGGGTTTGTTTGATATGTTAAGTGTGTAATCCAAACCAGACTTGTTAGACTTGTTTTACTTGTTGGGTTTGCTAGGGTTGTTAGATATTTTTCTAATTTGTCAAGTTCAGAAACCAAGCCAAACATACTAGACTAGTCAGATATTTTAAACAAGTTAAGTATGTAATCCAAACCAGAAAAAATCAGACTTGTTTTACTTGTTTTACTTGTTGGGTTTGTTGGGTTTGTTCGATATTTTTAAACATGTCAAGTTCAGAAACCAAAACCAAACATACTAGACTAGTCAGATATTTTAAACAAGTTAAGTATGTAATCCAAGTCAAAAAAACCAGACTAGTTGGGTTTGTTTGATATGTTAAGTGTGTAATCCAAATCAGACTTATCAGACTTGTTTGACTTGTTGGGTTTGTTGGGTTTGTTAGGTTTGTCAAGTTTATATATCAAATCAAGGATACACTTTGAAAATGTGACCTTAAATATGTTAGGTTTGTTAGATATTTTTAAACATGTCAAGTTCAGAAACCAAAACCAAACATACTAGACAAGTTAGACAAGTTAGACTTGTTAGATTTTTTTTTTTAATGAGTTTGATATGTATAAGATATTAAAAAAGTTAGATATACCAGACTAGTTTGACTTGTTTGATATGTTTGATATGTTTGACTTGTTTTACTTGTTTTACTTGTTGGGTTTGTTAGATATTTTAAACATGTCAAGTTCAGAAACCAAAACCAAACATACTAGACTAGTTAGACTTGTTGGGTTTGTTTGATATGTCAAGTATGTAATCCAAGTCAAAAAAACCAGATTAGTTTGATATGTTTGATATGTATAAGATATTAAAAAAGTTAGATATACCAGACTAGTTGGGTTTGTTTGATTTGTCAGACTTGTCTTGCTTGTTTGACTTATTGGGTTTGTTAGGTTTGTTAGGTTTGTTAGATATTTTTCTAATTTGTCAAGTTCAGAAACCAAGCCAAACATACTAGACTAGTTAGACAAGTTAGACAAGTTAGACAAGTTAGATTTTTTTTTAATGAGTTAAGTATGTAATCCAAGTCAAAAAAACCAGACTTGTCTTACTTGTTTTACTTGTTGGGTTTGTTGGATATTTTTAAACATGTCAAGTTTATATATCAAATCAAGGATACACTTTGAAAATGTGACCTTAGATATTTTTAAAAAGTTATAGAATTATGGGATTAGAAGTGTTTTATTTGACAAGCCAAATATACCAGACAAGTTAGACAAGTTGGGTTTGTTAGATATATTAAGTATGTGACCCAAGTCAAAAAAACCAGACTAGTTTGATATGTTAAGGTTATGAATGGTTTCTGAACTTGACTAGTTAAACAAACTAGACTTGTCAAATATATTAAGTATGTGACCCAAGTCAAAAAAACCAGACAAGTTAGACAAATCAGACTTGTTTTACTTGTTTTACTTGTTTTACTTGTTAGATATGTTAAGGTTATTAATGGTTTCTGAACTTGACTAGTTAAACAAATCAGACTTGTCTTACTTGTTCGATATGTTGAGTATGTGACCCAAGTCAAAAAAACCAGATTTGTCAGATATATTAAGTATGTAATCCAAATCAAATTTGTTAGATTTGTTAGATTTGTTTGATTTGTTTGATTTGTTAGATATGTTAAGGTTATGAATGGTTTCTGAACTTGACTAGTTAAACAAACCAGACTAGTGGGGTTTGTTCGATATATTAAGTATGTGATCCAAGTCAAAAAACCAGAATAATCTTACTTGTCTTACTTGTTCGATATGTTAAGTATGTAATCCAAACCAGACTTGTTTTACTTGTTTGACTTGTTGGATATGTTAAGGTTATTGGTGATCTAAACAAGTTACGATTGGTTTCTGAACTTGACTAGTTAAACAAACCAGACTTGTCAAATATATTAAGTGTGTGACCCAGTCAAAAAAACCAGACAAGTTGGGTTTGTTGGGTTTGTTCGATATATTAAGTATGTAATCCAAATCAGACTTGTTTTACTGTTTGACTTGTTAAGGTTATTAATGGTTTCTGAACTTGACTAGTTAAACAAATCAGACTTGTCTTACTTGTTCGATATGTTGAGTATGTGATCCAAGTCAAAAAACCAAAATAGTCTTACTTGTCTTACTTGTTCGATATGTTAAGTATGTAATCCAAACCAGACTTGTTTTACTTGTTTGACTTGTTAAGGTTATTAATGATCTAAACAAGTTTCTGAACTTGACTAGTTAAACAAATCAGACTTGTCAGACTTGTGTCAGACTTGTGGTTATTATAAAAAAAGTTTGAGATTCAAGGGATAGCAAAGGATATTTTAGATAGCAAAGTAAAAAGATGTGCTTTGTAAGAAAAGAAGGTAATTTTTTTTAACTTGTTGCCATTTTACAAAACGGGCCTCGTGGTTAGCATTAGTCTCTATTTCCACACGTTGCAAATCTAACAACTCATATTGAAATTGTTTACTTTGGGTTAAATAAGAGATTGTGTGTCTATCTAGGTGAAATGGTGCATTTTGGGAAAAAAGCTTAGTAAACACAAATTTGATATAATTTACAATATTGCAAACTTTTTCATCGAGCAAAGTCGTATAAGATATCAAAGGAGGAATGCTCATTAGGGTTGTGTTATCCATTTTAAAGATTTCAATGGGTTTATACTCGTTTAAGACACCTTTGATGTGATGGATTTGTTTACGTAGAAAGATGCCCAAGTATATTCTTTTTTTTCTTAGGATTTCTTCGATTGATACAATATTTCTTAGATATGCATTAAAATGTTGAATATACATAATAAGCGAATCAAGAAAAGAAGTATAACGTTCGGTCTCTGCATTATAGAATTTTAACAAAGAAACAAATTCACACATGGCTATTTCGGATATATATTTTGGGTTTGTAGGGAGATTTTGGAGTTTTTGCTTATATTTGATACATAACTCATTGTAAGTGTATTCGTCTTCGGAAAGAAAGTGAATAGCTTTTGAAAGTCGGCTAAAAAATATTTCTTTTATACAACCGGCTACTATATCACTGTGGTTAAAATATATTTGATCTGTGGTCTTGATTGTCTTTATTACACAATTTTTCCAAACAAAGACTTCTTGGATGAACATGTTGGAAGTTGAATCTTTTTAATGTGTTTCTATTTTTTCAATTATATGATAAGTTAAACAAGTTAGACTAATTGGGTTTGTGTTAAAAATCTAACAAATTTCAGAAACCAGACTAGTTAAACAAGTTAAACAAGTTAAACAAGTCAGACTAGTTGGGTTTGTTTCATAAGTTAAACAAGTTGGGTTTGTCTCATAAGTTGGGTTTGTATTAAAAATCTAACAAATTTCAGAAACCAGACTAGTTAGATTAGTTAGACTAGTTCGATTAGTTGGGTTTGTCTTATAAGTTAAACAAGTCAGACTAGTTAGATTAGTTAAACAAGTTGGGTTTGTCTCATAAGTTGGGTTTGTATTAAAAATCTAACAAATTTCAGAAACCAGACTAGTTGGGTTTGTTATAAAAAATCTAACAAGTTGGGTTTGTATTAAAAATCTAACAAATTTCAGAAACCAGACTAGTTAAACAAGTTAAACAAGTTAAACAAGTTAGACTAGTTGGGTTTGTACAATAAGTTGGGTTTGTATTAAAAATCTAACAAATTTCAGAAACCTAACTAGTTGGGTTTGTTTAATAAGTCAGACTAGTCAGGTTTGTTTCATAGGTTAAACAAGTCAGACTAATTGGGTTTATATTAAAAATCTAACAAATTTCAGAAACCAGACTAGTCAGATTACTTAAACAAGTTGGGTTTGTTTCATAAGTTGGGTTTGTATTAAAAATCTAACAAATTTCAGAAACCAGACTAGTTAAACAAGTCAGACTAGTTGGGTTTGTTATAAAAATCTAACAAGTCAGACTAAGTAAACAAGTGGGGTTTGTTTCATAAGTCAGACTAGTCAGCTTTGTTATAAAAATCTAACAAATTTCAGAAACCTAACTAGTTGGGTTTGTTTAATAAGTTGGGTTTGTCTCATAAGTTGGGTTTGTTATAAAAATCTAACAAGTTGGGTTTGTTTAATAAGTCAGACTAGTTGGGTTTGTCTAATAAGTTGGGTTTGTTATAAAAATCTAACAAATTTCAGAAACCTAACTAGTTGGGTTTGTCTCATAGGTTAAACAAGTTAGACTAATTGGGTTTGTATTAAAAATCTAACAAATCTAACAAATTTCAGAAACCAGACTAGTTAGACTAGTTGGATTAGTTGGGTTTGTTATAAAAATCTAACAAGTTGGGTTTGTTATAAAAATCTAACAAGTTGGGTTTATGTTAAAAATATCTAACAAATTTCAGAAACCAGACAAGTTTAATAAGTCAGACTAGTTGGGTTTGTCTCATAAGTCAGGTTTGTTTAATAAGTTGGGTTTGTCTCATAAGTTAAACAAGTTGGGTTTGTTTAATAAGTCAGACTAGTTGGGTTTGTATTAAAAATCTAACAAATTTCAGAAACCAGACTAGTTAGACTAGTTGGATTAGTTGGGTTTGTTATAAAAATCTAACAAGTTGGGTTTGTTATAAAAATCTAACAAGTTGGGTTTGTTATAAAAATCTAACAAGTTGGGTTTGTTATAAAAATCTAACAAGTTGGGTTTGTTATAAAAATCTAACAAGTTGGGTTTGTCTCATAAGTCAGGTTTGTATTAAAAATCTAACAAATTTCAGAAACCTAACTAGTTGGGTTTGTTTAATAAGTTGGGTTTGTTTAATAAGTCAGACTAGTCAGGTTTGTATTAAAAATCTAACAAGTTGGGTTTGTCTCATAAGTTGGGTTTGTATTAAAAATCTAACAAATTTCAGAAACCAGACAAGTTAAACAAGTCAGACTAGTTCGATTAGTTGGGTTTGTCTTATAAGTTAAACAAGTTGGGTTTGTCTTATAAGTTAAACAAGTTAGACTAGTGGGGTTTGTTTAATAAGTCAGACTAATCAGGTTTGTTATAAAAATCTAACAAGTTGGGTTTGTTTCATAAGTCAGGTTTGTATTAAAAATCTAACAAATTTCAGAAACCAGACTAGTCAGATTAGTTAAACAAGTTGGGTTTGTTTAATAAGTCAGACTAGTTGGGTTTGTCTTATAAGTTAAACAAGTTGGGTTTGTTATAAAAATCTAACAAGTTGGGTTTGTTTCATAAGTCGGGTTTGTAATAAAAATCTAACAAATTTCAGAAACCAGACAAGTTTAATAAGTCAGACTAGTTGGGTTTGTTATAAAAATCTAACAAGTTGGGTTTGTTATAAAAATCTAACAAGTTGGGTTTGTCTCATAAGTTTGTGTTAAAATCAGGTTATTATAAAAATTTAAGGTTTTTAATATAGGGGTGTTGTCCAGGATTTTAGGATGTCTATGATATCTTGGGGTAACATATCGATCAAAGTTATGATTTTTTTGGAATATATTGCTCGGGGTTTTTCTTGGTTTAGTTCGTCGAGTTTTTTCTCTAATTCGGTTTCTAGATCACGATAATCTTCGAAGCGGTTATAGGTGAATGCATATAAGAGCTTTACGTCTGGGTAGATAGAATCGTCAGAATGACTTTCGTCTGGGTCTTCTTTATCGACAGGACAACGCTCTAGGATTAAAGTAGTTGGGTCATCTAGGAGTTGGAAAAGTGTATAGTGTTGTTTGAACCCACCTCGCATGAGACCACGAGATTTTATGACTTGGGCAAGATAAGCCAGGTTATTGATTAAAGCGGATGTTTTATGTTTTAACGATTTAACCTCGGCTTGCAAGGCTTCGATTTGGGAAGCTTGGGTAGACATGATGTGGGAGGATAGTTTATGAGTAAAAAGGGGGTAAAATTTCAATGGAAAAAAAAAGAGAGGAGGTAGTCTCTGAGTTGTATATTATGAAAAAAAGTTTATTATTCTAGCAATTCTAGTTGGGTTTTTATTATACAAACAGTTGCAATATCTCTATGACCAACATAATGATCTAGTTGTTCTTTTAAAAACCATATCTCTTTATCATTAAAATGAGACATTTGAAAGAATTTAGCAATATCCGAAAGATCTATGATATTTTTATTTTTCTCATCAACAAAAGCATTAATTGTGTTTATTTGTTTAAGAATAGGCGTGTCATCATCTATAAGTCTGGTTACAGTTTTTTGAATATTACCAAGATGAGTAGACAAGGTTGGATATTTTGCTAATTTTTGGAATATTGTGGATGCAAAAAGTTTTTGTAGGTCATGTTTGCCTGATAGATGATAAGATAGTTGATTCATTTCGTATGTTTTTGCTTGTTGAAGGTTTAGAAGAAAAGTATAGAATTCCGAATAATACTCTTCCATGATTGGTGTTATTTGAAAACTTAGCTTGTTTTTCATAATTTTTAATAAGTCAAAAAAATCGGAGATATTCTATAAGTCTGAGATATTCTACAAGTCTGAGATATTCGACAAGTCTAAGATATTCGACAAATCTGATATATTCGATAAGTTAGAGATATTCTATAAGTCTGATATATTCGATAAGTTAGGGTTATTCGACAAATCTGATATATTCGATAAGTTAGAGATATTCTACAAGTCTGAGATATTCTACAAGTTAGAGATATTCAATAAGTTAAGGATATTCTACAAGTCTGATATATTTGATTAATAAGATTGTATAATTTTCATAAAAAAGATAAAATATTTGGATAAAGTATAATATTTGGATAATCTTTGGGATATAGTATTTGTATAAAATATATGGCACTTTTTGGAAGAGATCGTATTTGGTCAACAAGTCTTTGAATTTTTAAGATCTTTCGAGATTTTGTGGACGTATACAATTTTTCAAATGTTTAAACCAAGATAACCTGGCTTGTCTAGTATTTTGCTGTTGAAACCTTTGTTGTCTTCTTTGTTGCTTTAACTCAAATTCCAACATACATGCAAAACCTCTAACTCTGTTATGAAAATCTCGAGCATTTTCATTGTTTACTTGGGTTATTAGCGTTTTTAAACCATTTGAAGTCAAAAAGAGTTCTTGACTTGGGCTTTGAGCTAATTTTCCCTTCCATGCATACAAATTATTAGCAATAAGATCTTTTAAAGTTACCAAATCTTTTGCAGAAACATGGGTTTTTACAAATTTTTTGATATCTGCCATATTAGTCAGATTGCTTATTGCACCAACAATTGGATAAGCTTGGAAATAGAAACCATCCAAATTTCCCGTAACACAAACCGGATAACCACAATAAGCCAATGATTTGGTAATGGGAATACGATATATGCTTTCTGGTAGATTGGCCATTTTTTTAGAATGTTAGACGCGTTTAGATATTTGATTTGTTAAAAAGTTATTGTTGATAGACGTGCGTAAGGGAACTAATTTGTTTTATTATTTTTTCAATTTTTTTGGTCTTGAAAAGTTATGTTTTTACGAAAAGAGGGAACAAGTTTTTCAAATACAAATCTTTGAAATCGAGCAGCGCGAATACTCGGAGCAAAGCATATAATTTTATATAAACCAGACTCGGTAAGATAATAAGTCTTGTTATCTGTATTTGGATGACCAAAAGCGTCAAATTTCTCAGAGAGTGCAGGAGTATAATCACTTTCTAATAAAAAGATATCCAAAACTGTTTCTATGCTTGAATAATGTTTTAGATAACCCAAATTTTTTAAGATGGTATCACATTGATAATAAGGCATATCATTGGATCCTCGTACACAAATGGTTTTGCTAGAATATAAGATTTCCATAATACTAGCCTTATATTCGTATTCTAACAGAGATTGGCTATCTACGTGAAGTTTGGTAGATACTAAATGTTGTAGAATATGATCCATGTTTTAATTTGTTGAGTTGGACAGACAAGTTGGACAGATTTATGGTATTCTGTTTTTTAAGAAAAGATATCTAACTAATCAAGGGGTTTGCAATTATTTGGTATAGTTTAATATACGAGCAAAGAAATTTCTACGTGTTTTTTGTATTAACATATTCGATGGTTTTTCTTGTTCTTTATTAGTTATTCGCATCTTTGAGTGTTTCAAATATACAGTTTTCAAAAAATCGAGAATAAAATCTTGTAAGGGAAGTACATAAGGGTTTGATACTTGGCGTAGAATTCTAAAAACTCCACATTCGGTCACATATACCATTTCGAGTTCTTCTTTTGTCTTTGGGGTATCAGTTGATTTGGTTAACCAAGGATTGACTTTTAGAATTGTAGCTAAGGTTATTTTGTGTCTGGAAGTGATTTTTTGAGCAAGAAAGAGTTTTATGTGAGACTTTTTGTAAAAACCCAAAACATTTAGAACATGATAAGCATTGAAATAGACATCTCTGGGTGTTACAATTGTTCGAATCGTAATTGGTGATCCCATTTATCCATTGTATATTATAATCCAATTTTTTTTTTTGAAAAGTATAAAGTTAGATATGCCATATGGGTTAGACAAGTCATGTGAGTTCGATAAGTTAGACAAACCCAATTAGTCAAATAAGTTCGATAAGTTAGACAAATCATATAAGTCAGACAAATCATGTAAGTCAGACAAACCCAACTAGTCAAATAAGTTCGATAAGTTCGATAAGTTAGACAAATCAGACAAATCATGTAAGTTAGACAAGTCATACAAGTCAGACAAATCATATAAGTTAGACAAACCCAACTAGTCAAATAAGTTCGATAAGTTAGACAAATCATACAAGTCAGACAAATCAGACAAATCATGTGAGTTAGATAAGTAAGTCATTCAAGTTAGATAAGTATAAAAAGGGATAAAATTTTTACATAGATGAAGATTTCTCAAACAATTCAAAGATTTTAAGATTTTTATTTTTTTTCTCTTGGATTCGTAGTTGTTTCATATTTTCAAATATAAAATCTTCGAACTCTTCTCTTTTTGGCAAAACTGAACGCATTACAATACGATATAAGCCTCTTTCTGTTAAAAAGCCTTCATCTGGTTTAAAATAAGCAGGTGTATTGCTTGGTTTTTCTGGTAGAATTTGGTTCAAAAAGATATAATGTTTTGGTTGATATAATATGTCTTTTACAAATTTTTCTATACCTCGATCTGTTAAAGGTCTGGCAGTAATAGCAAAAATGTCTTTTGTGCGGAAATAAAACTCATCATTATGAATAAGGTAATGTATGGTTTTTGTTTGATATTTTAAGGTTTCCATTATAGACAAGTTGGTGTTAATCTGACAAATTTAACAAACCAGGTATTTTTGATTTATGACGTTTATTCATTTTTCAAGACTTTATTCTTTTTAAAAATTCTACGGGTTTTCAAAAAAGAATCGGGAATTCTGAGTTGTATTTTAAGATGATGACGTTTGTTTTTCAAATAATCCTCAGAAGAATATTCCATTTCTATATATCTTAAACCCGGTGGATAATCTTTAAAAACAAAACTATAATGAGGTTCCGAAGCTGGCCATGTTTGGGTTTTGAAAGTCCGTTTTTCTTGATCCTGTAAGTGAACTTTTAAATCTACAAGACTTGTCCTTTGGATTTCATAGGTTTTATAACGTTTATAAGAGATGTAAATATCAGGACGTAATTCATCTAGTATATATGGATCGATTTTCTGAATTATTGGAATGCCAAAAAAGATTTTATTGAATGAAGTATTTGTTGACAGTTCTATACTTGCACCACGATCTCTTAAAGCCAGAAGATTAGATGAATAATAGGGTAAAATATAGAAATATTTGTTATAAAAGAGGTTATGTTGTAAATATAATTTATAAAACATATTCCAGGGAAACACATCATCCTTTAATAAAACATTTAACTCTTTTTCTGCCTTTTTTCGCCATATAAACAGATTAATGTCCTCAAAACGCTCATGGGTGTCTTGTATGTTTAGCAGCGAATCTTTGTCCAGCCTAGATAAGATATTTACCAAAACCTCAGTAGGCAAATTGGTTAACGTTGGAGAACACATAGCCATGGTTGAACAAATTTATCTCTGGACTTCTTTTTCCGTTTTTTATGAAAAAAAAGAAAAATATTTAAAAAATGGCTTCTTTTACTGTCTGTCTTGAGGGTAACATTGGAAGCGGAAAGAGTTCGTTTCTAAAAAGATTTAAAAATTTACCAACTGTACTCTGTATTGATGAACCAGTAGAAGCGTGGAGAAACGTAGATAATCATAACTTATTAGATATGTTTTATGCGGATCCACACAAAAATGCCTATCTTTTCCAACATTATGCCCAAATAACCATGTTGCAGTTACATAATCTAAAAACTGGCCATGATTACAAAATTATGGAAAGATCTGTTTATAGCACCCAAGTTTTTGCTAAAATTTTAAACAAAGCTGGGATGTTATCTGATGTTGAGCATACTGTTTTAAGCCAATGGAATCAGATTTCTGAAGCACCGGTTAATCTTTTCATATATTTAAGATCGACCCCAGAGGTAGTATTTGAACGCATAAAAAAACGTAATCGTGTTGAAGAATCATCTATAACTCTTGAATATCTTAAACAAGTACATCAAGGACACGAAGATTGGATGCAAAATCTGATAGAATCTGGTACTTATGTGCTTATTTTAGATGCAGACCAATCTTTGGATGAAATGGTTAAAGAATTTCTCTTTTATACAACTTTTATCTAAAAATCTTTTTATTTGACACTTATTTGACACTTATTTGATTTGTTTAATATATTTGACACTTATTTGATTTGTTTAATATGTTTGACTTGTCTGACTTGTTCAATATATCTGGTTTGTTCAATATATCTGGTTTGTTTAATATGTTTGACTTGTTTGACTTGTCTGACTTGTTCAATATATCTGGTTTGTTCAATATATCTGGTTTGTTTAATATATTTGACTTGTCTGGTTTATCTCACTTGTTCAATATGTTTGACTTGTCTGGTTTATCTCACTTGTTCAATATATTTGACTTGTCTGGTTTGTTCAATATATCTGGTTTGTTCAATATATTTGACTTGTCTGGTTTATCTCTTTGTTCAATATATAATTTTTTTACCAAGTAAAAGCTTTATTACCCACGATTTGTTTAATAAACCCAAAAAATTGGCCTCGCGAGTAATCGTTTAATACATAATGGTTTTCAGTGGTTACAACACGTACAGAATTACTTTCCATGTTTATCTTATTTACAAATTCTTTGAGTTGAAGATAAAAAAGGGGTATATTGGATGTTTGTAATGTCAAAATCGTTCTAAATTTTTTTATATATTCTCCAGTATGAGTAATGACAAGATGATCGGGGTTTTGAATGTGTTCTAAGATATAAATGGGTTTTGGGGGTTTAGGACGTTCAATTGTTTGTTTGGATAAATCAATCAAAACCTTACTAAAGACAAATTTTTGAAACCTGCGAGCCATAGGATTTTTTGACTGAAATATAAGAGAAAACAAGCCTGCTCGAGAAATATAGATTCCAGTCTTGTTTTGGGGATTTTTAACAAGTTGTTTATATTCTAGTGGTATTGTTTCTAATATTACTTTTCTAGCTGCTGGGGTTTTGTCAAAATTCAAAATATCTAAGACTTGTTCAGCGTTAAATAATGGGTTTTGAAAATTTCCAGATATATCCAACTCTCTATGACTAAACAAGCTACTAAAGAGTTTTTTAAATTCGTTTTCGATTATTGAACCCATTTTTATTTAAAAAAAAGTTAAAATTTCTAAAAAATTTATTTTATTTGATTTTTTTATATGTTTATATATTTCTCAGGCATTGGTATAGTAAAAATTGGTAGACATGCAGATATGTTTAATACATCCGTGACTTTAGAAAATATTTCATCATGGATAACAGAAATAGGCTGTTGAGGGTCGATAAAATGCCAAAAATCTGGTTCAGCTATAGAATTAAAAACTGTTGATACTTTTTGCTGAATGTCAGACTTTTCAAAAAACTCCTGATTTTTATTACCTTGGAAGTTTATTTGATATCGGTCATTATTTAAAAATATTACAAGATCTGGTTTTAGAAGCCCACTATCTATCATTTGATAAAGGATAAAGTGTTCAGGATCAACTGCAGTTGCATAAGCTATCCCAGAAGCCACATAACGATCAACAACCAAAATCGTTTCTTCATATAAGGCTTGGGTCATATATTCTTTCCATTCCCAACGATTTGCAGAGAATAACAGAGCAAGAGCAGTTGGTGGCATTTCTATCTTTTTTTGTAAAACCTGGTCTATTAGGTTTCCTATCTGGGTTGTTCTATCTGGAAATCGTAACAATTCTGCTTTTTTCCCCTCTTTGTTAAGTCTGTCTACTAGAAGCTGGGCTTGTGTAGATTTCCCAACCCCATCACAACCTTCAAAGACTATCAAACTACCACGAGGAATTGTTGCCATTGTGTGGGATTCGGTGATTCGGCGATTAAAAAAAAATGTTTTATTTTTCAATTTTTATCTTTCAAATATTTTTCTGAAACGTCTAAACATACTGGGTGTGTTAGGTACAGTGGAGGTGTTTGAGGTAGTTGGGGTAGTTGAGGTATCTTTTGAGATCGTTGTATTTCTACGAATTAAGGTATTTCTTCTAGATAATGTGTTTTTTTTATCTTTTTGGTTTTTTGCATCTTCCAATGCATTCAAATCCTTTTCCATTTCTGAAAAATCAAAGTGTAATTTTTTATAAAGTGTTTGCAATAAGACAAACTCGTACTCTAAAGCAGCATATTTGACAGCAAGAGAATTTTTTGTGGTTGCTAGTTCATAGGTTATAAATTTTTGTTTTTCTAGATCCTTTTCTAGGTTTGTTCGTATTTCATCTTGTACGGCTTTCAATGAAGGCAAGAAAAGTGTAAAAATATATGTTTCGAATAATTTTGTTTGTTCGGTTGATGAACTGGCTATGATTCTACAAAGTCCCGCAAATGTTAAAAAATATATGGTTCGATTAACCATGGTGCCAGAAGGACACAATTCAAATAAGCTTTTTTTGTAATCATTATCTAAATTAGAAAGATGTTTTTTTAGACTATGGCGATCATGAGGTTGTTCCAATGCTCTATAAACATCTCGGGCATTAAAGTAGATATCTGTTGAGATACGGATAATTTTTATCTCGTATGCCTGAAAAATGATTATTTCTTGCATTGTTGATTAAAGTAAAAAGTATAAGTTCAATAATTAACAAACCCAATAAGTTGAATAAGTTAAACAAACCCAACAAGTTAGATAAATCAGACAAATTGAATAAGTCAAACAAACCTAATAAGTTGAATAAGTCAGACAAATCCAACAAGTTAGACAAATCCGACAAACCTAATAAGCCAGACAAGTCAAACAAACCCAACAAGTTAGATAAGCCAGACAAACCCAACAAATTAGACAAGTCAAACAAACCCAACAAGTTAGATAAATCAGACAAGTTGAATAAGTCAACCAAACCTAATAAGTTGAATAAGTCAAACAAACCCAATAAGTTGAATAAGTCAGATAAATCCAACAAGTTAGATAAGTCAAACAAATCCGACAAACCTAATAAGCCAGACAAGTCAAACAAACCCAACAAGTTAGATAAGTCAGACAAATCCAACAATTTAGATAAGTTGAATAAGTCAAACAAACCCAACAAATCAGACTTGTTTAACCATATTTCTCAGCCAAACGATCCATGATTTTTTTAACATTTTCAAAAGCTGTTGATGATATAGGAAAGAAATGATTGCCACGAATTCTAAAATCGTCTTCACCACCATATCTTGCACGTGCAATATGCCGGAGTTCTGACAAGCATGTGGTAGCATTTTTTAGCTTTAATTTAAAGATAGTTGTGATTTTTGATCCTCGTAGGATATTATTAAAAGATGACATATATCCAGTAAAAAAATAATATCCCCTATCTTTTTTATACAAAATCAAATATGTCCAATAAACTTCTGGGGTTTTGACTATCTTTGATTTGGGTTTGACTATCTTTGATTGGAATTCGGCTATCTTTGATTGGAATTTGGCTTCATGGGTTTTTAAACTCTCTAATAAAAGCTGAGAATCCAATTTCTCGTCTTCACCCTGGTCTTCGTCCTCATCCCAGTCTTCGTCTTGGTCTTTGTTTTTCGGATAGAAAATATAACCCAAAGGCAAAGGTTTGTAACATATTGGTGTCTCTTTTATAAAAATTCCCAAAGCTTTCCGATCTTCTATTTGTTGTATAAAAAGTAATGGTAGTATCTTTTTGGTTAAAAAATCCTCAAATTCTGGATAAGGATACTCTTTTAACAAGAAAAACACACTTTCTATTGTTGTATAGTTTTCTTTACAAAACATCTTTACTTCTCTTTGATCAAGTTGTAAGAAAAATAATTTTATGCTTTCTGTGGATTTTTGGAATATTGCAGCAAGCGTTTGTAGTTTGATATATGGGACAAAATAAGTTCCGGTTAACAAGATTGAAGTGTTTTGAAAACGTTCTATTCTATGTAATTTGGTAATAATTTTCTCATTGATAACCTTGATTAAACTCATTTTGAATTTATCATGTTGTAAAAAAAAGTCAGATTAAGCAGATAATTTGTCAAGTGGCAAGAGTTCTATATTGAATTCATATTCGTTTATTTTTTCATTTAAAATCTGTATGCCCTCGGCTAATTTAGTTATTTGATGATCAAAATGTGTTTGAACAGTGGTTTTGATACTTGGAATGAAAGAAAAGGTAAAGTCTTTATATAGCTTTTCAGAAGTTTGGCTTAACAAAACAATTAAACCAATTTCGGAAATATACCAAAACATATCCCTTTTTCGAAATATTTGTAATTCATCACTATTCTCTATGAAATCCATGGGAAGATTCAAAATTTTTAAAATATCTGATTCCTGAAAATATATTTGACCCGATAATAACATTAGATGTATCTCTGTATCTTTATCATAAGAGAATATAGAATAAGCATATTGTAATTTTTGCAAAAAACGCTCCATTTTTTATCTATATGACTACATTTTCATTAATTATCTTGTTTTCTATCTCACCAAAGAGTAAATAAAATAAAGCAAAGATAACTAAGCATAAAGTTGAAAAAAGTGAGGCCAAAACACCTACTTCCAAAACTTCCAATCGTTCAACAGCTCTTGAAGCTCTTTGTGCCTCAACATCATCAATGTTATTATTGACGGGTTTTTTGGATAAAAGAGGCAAAGAGAAAGTCATGGTGAATAATTTTTAATATTCTAAGGTTTTTTTCAATATTTTAAATATTTACACAAATTAAAAAAATGGATAAAGAAGAATTGTTTAAAAAAATAAGAAATTATGACTTCAAAGCTTCTAGTATAGCCAAGTTTGCAAAAGAAAACCATGTGAGTCGTCAAACTGTGGCCAAATATGTAAAAGAGTTAAACATTCCATATCGTCAAAAAAATGTCAAAACCCCAACTCTTTCAAAAGATGAGAAGTTACAAATACAGATGGAAACTAGGCAAGCTATTCAAACATACTTAGAAAAGAATAACATACCAGATGATGAGTCAAACACCCCAGATGATGAGCCAAACACCCCAGATTTGACAGAAAAATCAAACTTATCAAAAGTATTCGATACGATAAACTATTTTATGGCATTGGAACCTATAAAAGATGATGAAGACCCGAATGATTTGGATAATTTGGATATATTCAGTAGCTTAACAAAATTACTCAAGCCAAATACAATGGTGGATAATTTGTTGTTGCATCTACAAGACGAATCAAACATATCAACTGATCTATGTGATCAAAAGAATTATGTCAAGTCAGAAATAACAGAACTTTGTAGAGAAGTAAGTAAATTTAGGAAGTTGTATAGAGAATATATGTCTGACAAACCTGACATATTAGACAAATTAGACAAACCCGATAAGTCAGATGTATCTAACACATCTAACAAACCAGACAAACCAGACATATCTAAAATATCTAAAATATCTAACAAACCAGACAAATCTAATAAACCAGATAAACCTAACAAACCTAACAAATCAGACAAACCCGATAAACCTAACAAACCAGACAAATCTAACAAATCAGACAAATCAGACAAACCTAACACATCTAACAGATCTAAAATATCCAACAAACCTGACAAATCCAACAAGTCAAGTATTTCTAAAATATCTGATATTTTAACTCTGGAAACACCTCTTTCTTATCAAATCTCTGAAACAAAGCTAAAATATCCTAAAATCCAACCTGATTACAATTCTGAATATGTTAAGAGTTTACGTAACAAATTGGGTCTTTCTTAGTAATAAATGGCGTTAGAAGCTTATCGTGATGAGTATTTGCATGATATCAACGTTTTACAATGCATAGATGCCGAAACGATAGGTTTTGATAGATTGCCAAATAATTTGACTAAGATCGCAGAAGCAAAAAAACTAATCATAGACAAAGAAGCTTTTCGTCGAATTGCAGCAAATACACTTGAATTGGCTGGTGAGAAATGTATTGAGAATGATATGTTAAAAGAAGAGAATAAAGAATTAAAATCCGAAAATGTCTTTTATAAGCAGCAATTGGATGAAAATAATGTTATTTATGAAGATGCACTCGAGAAACACCGAAAAAAATATTCAACATCATTGGTAAAAAAGGAATCACACTCAGCAATAGAAAGAGGGTGGCGTGAGTTGCAGTTGAAAGCCAAGAGAAATCAAAAACTATAGAATCCACTAAAAAAATGATTAATATTGTGAGTAAAATACAAAAAACACTGCCTTTATACCAATTGATAACATAAGCATCATGATCCAGGATTTTATTCATATATGCAATTTTTTCTCCATCCATTTACTTTACGATAAGGCGTTTTCAATTCTGTATTAAAATATTTATCCAATAATATAAACGTTTCAAATAGATTCAGATTTTTTTTATATGCTTTCAAACTCAAAAGAAAATAAGAATAACCACAAATGTTATGTTTGAACCCAAACTCGATAAAGTTTGTTTTTTTTAACTGGTTATAGGTTACACAAAGATCTGATAGATTAAAAAGATCTAAAGTTGTCTCTGAAACCAATTTCCCAATAGTGTTATCCAAATTTTGACTTGTTTGATCTGTTTGACTTGTCGAACTTGTCGAACTTGTTGAACTCGTTAGGTTTGTTTGATTTGTTAGATTTGTTGAACTTGTTGAACTTGTTGAACTCGTTAGGTTTGTTTGATTTGTTAGATTTGTTGAACTTGTTGAACTTGTTGAACTTGTCGAACTTGTTGAACTTGTCGAACTCGTTAGACTTGTTGAACTTGTTGAACTTGTCGAACTCGTTGAGGGTATCTTAGATATCTGGGGTGTCACATTACTAGTCCAAGCCTGAAAATCTTTTATATCTTTATCATCCATTGTTTCTAAAAAAGCAAAAAATCCACTCAATTTTAGGTGAGAATTCGCGCGTGCTCCAAAGGTTAAAAATTTGATATTTGGGTTATTATAGATCAGAGGTGGTGTTTCTCCAAAATTTGATGTAATGATTAAACATCTTTGTGTGTTAAAATAGTTTTCATATAATGGATTCACAACATTTTCTCCTGTTTCTGTTTTTATAACCATACAATGATTCTCGTACCAATCCTGATTTGTAAACAAGTTATTCGTTTCGAGTATTCTAGTTTGTTGTGGATTTGGCATATGATTTACCAAATATGTTAACAATTTTTTATTGTCACAGATTATAACCTGAACCCCATCTAGAAAATCAGGCAAATGTTGTTCTAATGATCTTCTGGTTTCAAAATGCATATAACCCAAATTATCAAACATTTCTCTAAAAACTGGTTGTGGAACTCGGTTTATCTTTGTAAGACTTTGGTCATGAGGCCATATATAGTTGTTTAACATGGAATCTTTAAAAACCCATTCTTTTTTTATTTTATCATAATATAACTCAAGTGATTCGAGTGTTGGGCCCATAAAGGTTTTGGGTAAAGCATCTAAAATCTGATTATGGTTAACAGTTTTAAAAATGTAAGAAATTTCTTTCCAAGCTAAAATACGTGAGGCCATTTCAAATAAAGCAAACTTGTTCAAACCCTCTTCTTTTATATAAAATCCACAAATCAGTTTACCAAGTGCATCATATTCATCATGTTTAAATCGTATATTATTCAAGCGTTTAAAATATGGAATAAAGAAATTTGTACCAAGTTCACTAAAAATTGGGAAACCATATTCAACTTTTAGACTTGTTAAAAAATCCCGAAAAATATTACTGATTTCGATTTTATAGTGGTGATTGACAACATCGGATTTTGGTTGTAATGTTTCCCAAGAAAATCCCTGTTTGCATCTAGTACAAACCATATCATCACAACCTTCTAATTTTGTAATACAAGTTTGGCATAATGGACAACGTTTTGTAGTTTCTAAAATCTGTCTTACAGATGACGCGTTTTCGGAAACACAAACATGATAATCAGGATCGCCTATCTCATGACATTTTAAACACAACTTACCTTCGCATTCAGAACAACAATTATTTTTTTTTAAAATTTTGCCAGTACATGTTGTTTGTGGACAAGACATATAAGTATCTGTTTTGCCATAAAGAGCTTTATAATGTTCTAAAACCTCAATTGGTGGTTTAAACGTTTTGTAAATAAGAGAATCGTAAAAAGTAGTCAAATTTTCGATATAAATCAGTAAAATATCCAAAGAAATCAAATGTATATTACAAGCTTCGCAAAATATATTTTTTATACGATCGATACACTTATAACACGTTAAAAACCCACAAGGACATTTGTTTACTTCTTGGGTTTTAAAATTATTACAGCAAATTTGACATTCCATGTTTGTTGGAGATGTTGTGTAATAAAGAGTGTAAATATTTCTTGATTGATCTATTTTTTCATTTTTCAAGGACTTAATGAGTCAAACAAGTAAGGCAAAACCCGATAAGTTAAACAAGTTAGACAAGTTAGACTTGTTAGACAAGTTAGACTTGTTAGATTTGTTGGATTTGTTAGATAAGTAAGGCAAAACCCAATAAGTCAAACAAACCAGACTCGTCTTACTTGGCTTACTTGTCTTACTTATCTTATTTGTTAGATTTGTTAGATTTGTTAGATTTGTTAGATTTGTTAGATTTTTCTAGATTTTTCTAGATATTTGACTTGTTAGATAAGTAAAGCGAAACCCAATAAGTCAAACAAACCAGACTTGTCAGACTTGTCAGACTTGTCAGACTTGTCAGACTTGTCAGACTTGTTAAATTTGTTAAATTTGTTAAATTTGTTGGATTTGTTAGATAATTTAGACAAAACCCTAGTAAGTTAAACAAGTTAGACAAATCCCAACATATCTAACAAACCCAATAAGTAAGACAAGTTAGATAATTTAGACAAAACCCAATAAGTCAAACAAACCAGACTTATCTTGTTTGTCTTATTTGTTAGATTTTTCTAGATATTTGACTTGTTAGATAAGTAAGGCAAACCCAATAAGTCAAACAAGTTAGACAAGTTAGACAAGTTAGATTTGTTAGATAATTTAGACAAACCCCAATATATCAAACAAACCCAACAAGTTAGATAAGTAAGGTAAAACCCAATAAGTCAAACAAGTTGGATTTGTTAGATTTGTTAGATTTGTTAGATAATTTAGACAAAACCCAATAAGTCAAACAAACTAAACTCATCTTGCTTGTCTTACTTATTTTACTTGTTTTTCTTGTCTTATTTGTTAGATTTGTTAGATTTTTCTAGATATTTGACTTGTTAGATAAGTAAGGCGAAACCCAAAAGTCAAACAAACCAGACTCATCTTGCTTGTCTTACTTGTTTGGTCTGGCATCTGAAATTGAATAAGTTAAAAATATCAGATTTTTCTAGATATTTGACTTGTTAGACTTATTGGATAAGTAAGACAAGTAAGGCAAACCCCAATAAGTCAAACCCCAATAAGTCAAATAAGTTGGATTTGTTGGATTTGTTAGATAATTTAAACAAACCAGACTTGTCTTATTTGTTAGATTTGTTAGATTTGTTAGATTTGTTAGATAATTTAGACAAACCAGACTTGTCTTATTTGTTAGATTTGTTAGATTTGTTAGATTTGTTGGATTTGTTGGATTTGTTAGATTTGTTAGATTATTTAGACAAACCAGACTTGTCTTACTTGTTTGGTCTGGCATCTGAAATTGAATAAGTTAAAAATATTAGATTTTTCTAGATATTTGACTTGTTAGATAATTTAGACAAAACCCCAATAAGTCAAACAAACCAGCTTGTTTTTACTTGTCGGATTTATTTGATTTGTCGTATTTTTTTGACTTGTGCAATTATAAAAAAAATTTTAATATAGGAACTTTTTCCAAAAACGTTCGGGTTTATAGATATCATCAAAATGTTTGCTTTGGAAGATAGTTAAGATATCTGTAATAAGTTTGTTCATATAGGTTTCAAAGGATAGTCTGAGATTCATTTCATCCAAGTTAGTCTGGGCATCAAATATAATCTTTTTATCATTAACCCCTGAACATACTTTATTCCAGTTCAAAGCTTTCAAAATATCTTTAAAAGTTTCAACAGTTATGGGTGATGGAATATCTGGGATTTCTTGTTGTTTTATAGCCTTTGGTTCAACAAATATAAAACTGAAACGCTCACCTTCAACTATCTTTTCTTTCGAGACTTCATTATATGCTTGAACAAGTGAAATAATCGGATTTTCTTGATTCACATAATTCCTTTTATAATAGTTCGTAATGACAAAATTTGATATTTCTAGAGAATCTTGTTTATATTGTAAAATCAAATCCAATGTTTTACGTATAAGAAAAGATGTTAACATTTCGTCTTCAATTTGGATCTTTTTCTCAGAGAAGCGATTACTGTTCATAATATCATAGAGCTCAGTATAGAATTCTTTGACCATCTCTTTTTGAAAAGCACAATTATCTCGGCGTTTTAAAGAAATACCTTTGTTTATTTCCTCGATTTTTGAACTATTTGGCAAAACCTTTAATGCTCGATATTTCTTTTTAGCCAACAAGATAAAATCAAAAAAGATTGCCTCAAAAGCTATTTTTAGAAAACCTTTGAGAAGTTCTTGATTGATAAAGGTGCCAAGCATTTCTCCGATTTCTGTACATAACACCCGACTTTCGAGAATATATTCTTTACGATCACTGGGTTGATTTTCTAGATTTGTGTTAAAATTTTCTAATTTGACCATAATACTGTCAGTATCTCCATACACAACCTTTAACAAAATTTTTGGCAATAAACCTGGTGAGCCGGGGGATTTTAGATCAAAGCTTTGTGTCTCCATGTTTTCATCGATAATGGGGTTATAAATGTGTGAGTTTACTGGAATGAGTTGATTATTTACAATTTTGGCCTGATCGAGATAAGTTGATAAGAATTCGATAGTTTTGGCACCAGTGGCTGTTACGGCTTGTGATGAGAAACTACAGGCTAAAATAGAAAACTCGGACCCAAGAAAACCATAGATACTATTCATAAGGATTTTGATAACATATTGCATCAGATCAGCATTTGAAACCTGTTGTTGGTTATCTTTTTCTTTATATTCGGCCATTCTAGCTTTATAGAAAAGTCTCTCTTTTTTGAATATTTTCAACATGGAATTCAATATGCCTTTTCTGGTTTTCGAAAATAATAAGATAAGATAGATTTTTTCTTCTGGGTTAAACTTGGTTACAATTGTATAATCATTGCGAAAGTTGGTTGTGAGTAGATCTTTTGCTATAATATACTCTGTCTCGGATTTTAGATTAAGTACAAGATCCAAGCAATCTGGTGATATATTATATTGGATCATTATAGATGGGTACATACTTTCGATATCAAAGCATAAAGTTGGTTCGGTAATAAAACGATCTTGGGGGTCTAAGACTTTACCTCCAGAATATCCACCCGATTCCAATTTTTCACCTTTTAAAAGAAAACCCTTCTCTGACAAAGATGTTCTCAAAAGCTGACCGTTGATGTTTGTCGAATTACGATAAGAAAAGGTTTCGTTTTGTGGAAGAAGGTAATATGTGGATAACGGGCCAATCTTTAATAAAACGTTAAAATATGTAAACAAGTGCCGACATAAAATAGCATCATGTAAACAATAATCTGCAATCTCGTAACAATTTTGCTTGAAGTAAACATCGGTTGCAATTTCAACATCATCTTTGGAAAGCGAAACACTGATCAAATCATCAGAATCCCAAAAATGTTTAGTGTTTAAGGTTTCTGAGATACTTACAGCTTTAAAATATTTCTCACTTTTTTCAGTGATTTTGAATGCATTGTCGTTGATATAACAATAATTGGAAGTTTTGAAGACATCATCAAATATTTTTTTCTTTTCTAGATCAGGTTCCTGAGGATAGAAAGTTAACTCTTTTGTGCGAATACTACCTTTTACACGAAATGAGGCTGAAAAATACTTCAAGCATATATTTTTAAGACTATAACTTGCTTCTGATGGTTGAAACTTTTTGATGTAATTCAACATATCGATGGCAATAAAAGGTGCGTCAATCTGTAAATTCTCTTGGCTGAAATTGGTTTTGGCATTAGAACTTTGAAAAAATCTAACAGGTTTGATTCCAAAATTGGTTGGTATTTTTAAAATTTTATCAATACGTTCTTCTTTTAAAAAACATTGACGTCTTGCCAATTGAGGAAAATCGTAACCATTGCCGTTATAGGTCAAAACATAATCAAAGTCTAGATAATTCATTATTTCCAACAGATATTCGATTACATTCAACTCACTCAAATAGATATAAGTATATTGTTTTTCTAAGATATAGCTAATAACTTTTGGAAATGCTACGTTTTTTGGGAGATTCAAGTAAACAGCTTTTGTGTTTGATACGATCTCGTCTTTAATCTTTTTTAAAAATTCTGGATAACCTTCAACTTTAACATTATTCTGACAAATTGCATTATATAAAGCATCTGTACTCAAAACCCCATTTCTACAATAAGCCTGTAATTGATCCAAAGAAAACATTTTTTTCATTTCTGAGACAAGATGTAACTCAAAATTAATCAGACATTGTTTAAAAGATGATATATTTGATTTGTCAGACTTATTGTTCGACTTGTCAGACTTATTGTTCGACTTGTCAGACTCATCTGGCTTGTTAGACTCATCTGGCTTGTTAGACTCGTTTGGTTTGTTAGACTCATCTGGCTTACCAGACTTATTATCAGATAAGGAATTAAAGTACTCAAACCCTATATGAGTCAAAATATTTTTCTCAGAATCAATTTTTCTACCTTTTTCTATCTGGGATTCTATATCAAAAACGAATGTACGTAAAGGGATTTGAACATTTGGAAAACACTCATCTTTTAAGAAATCAGCCAAATCTTTAATGTAATACACGTTTTTCTCTTTGTCAAATAATAAAGAATCGGTTTCGATATTATAAAAGCCTGATGGATTCAATGGGGTATAGAACTCGTTTTCGTCTTTTTTACCATTCAACAAACATGTAAAATGGAAATCTTTGTAAGTATTATGACAAGAACTTAACTCAGGACTAAGACGAAAATGTGTTTTGGCTATGTAAAAATCTGAAATCTCCTCAACATTTCCAAATTGCATGCCATCTACAAGAAACTGATCAAAGGATGAAAAGCTTTTGAAGTGACGAACGTTTAGCTTACGAAAATCTTTTAACTTTATAAACTCGACATCGTATAACAGACTTGGTTTTAATTTCTGCAAATCCTGTAAATATTGGCTTTTTTGGATATCTTGCTCTGTAAACAGCTTATAATTGTAATGTCTGGTCATGAAATAAAGGGATTCGTTTGTAGCAATATCTAATGCCTTACACACATAAAACGTTATACCAGCTTCACAATATTCAAACCAATTAAGTAATTTTATGGTTTTTGTGGATGGTCCAGATTTCTCAAATAAAAACTTTGGTAATTTGGTCTTGAGTTTAAAGTTGATAAAATCATGTAACTGGGTTTCGATTTTAGGAGTATACGAACATACGTTATTTGCCCGTAAACCATTACTGTTGAAAAGTGAGAAGAAATTATTGAAATTAGCGACTTTCATCTTGGATCTTTTAAATTTATAAATATGTTTTCAAGTTTTTCGAAAAGAAGACCTGGAATTCCAAAATTCTATTATGTTTCTGATATTCAAGACAGGAGTGTATATAATCCAAATCTAGCTCCAGTAAAACCGTTTCCGAAACAAGGACAATTGAAGTTGCTTTTAAATGAGATTCGTTTCTTTTCGGAGTCTATCGATATTCACCACGATTTACGAAAAGGTGTTAATTATACAGTTTTGTATATAGGATCTTCTCCTGGTTTGCATATACCATTTTTGATCCAATTGTATTCGAAATATAAGATCAAATGGTGGTTTTACGATCCAAAGCCGGCATGTCAGAAATTAAAAGATATGGCAAAAAAGAATAAAAATATTAACTTAATAGAAAATTATTTCACAAAGGATGATATTAAAACATTTAAAAACACCCGTGATTTGATTTTTATTTCGGATATTAGAAGTTCAGAGGATAATTCAGAACCTACTACTACCAATCTTTTATTTGATTACAAGTTACAAAATGAGATTTTATTAGAATTGCAACCACTTTTCGCACATTTAAAATTTCGAGTTCCGTTTCCAGATGATTGGGTAGAAGGTACAGTTTTACAAGTTCCCGATGGTGAAGAACAATTACAGGCGTTTGCACCTAGTTCATCTGCCGAATATAGGATATTTTGTACTCAACCACTTTTCTTATCAGAAATCTCTACAATGGAACAATTGGTATCTTATGAAGAACAGTTTAGTTGGTATAATACATATCAAAAAAAGGAAAATGATTTGGTTATAGCTGCCCATATTCTAAACGTGTATTTTAGAAAAGAAAAGGGTGAAACATATAATTTGACCAAAGATACAGTCATGGACTTTATAAAAAAAAAGATTTTAAACAAGTTCTAATTTTTTTTAATAACCCGTGTTACCAAAAACATCCAAGGGGTTAGACAAGTCAAATATATCAAACAAGTTGGGTGAGTTAGACAAGTTAAACAAGTAAGACAAACCCAATAAGTTGAATATATGAAACAAGTCAAATATATCAAACAAGTTGGGTGAGTTAGACAAGTTAAACAAACCCAATAAGTTGAATATATGAGATAAGTCAAATATATCAAACAAACCCAACAAGTAAGACAAGTTAAACAAGTAAGACAAACCAGATAAGTCAAATAACCTCAATAAGTTGAATATATGAAACAAGTCAAATATATCAAACAAACCTTACAAATCAGACAAGTTAAACAAGCAAGAAGAGCCAGACAAACCCAACGAGTAAGACAAACCAGATAAGTCAGACAAACCCAATAAGTTGAATATATCAAACAAGTTGGGTGAATTAGACAAGTTAAACAAGTTAAACAAGTAAGACAAACCAGACAAGTCAGACAAACTCGATAAGTTGAATATATGAGACAAACCCAATAAGTTGAATATGAAAGTTAGTCAAACAAATATTTTTTATCTAGATACCAGCCTCCAATTTGTTAAGAATATACTCAGGCAACGACTCTCTTTTAACAAAAGAGTTTTTGGATGTGTGGCATTTTTCACATTTTGCTTTAATATTATAAGATGCTCCACGTCTAGAAACACTTCGGCAACATATAACTCCTGGCAAGTTTGTTGTTTTTTTGCCAACTTCCTCACCATTTGAATTTCTCACTTTGCAATGAAGACATCTGATTGGTTCAGGGTAAATATAGTTTGGGTCTTCATATTGTACCTTTTCCAAAGCACCAGCCTTTTCTTTTGGAGCAATCATCGATTGTAAATAATTATTCAACACAGAAGAAAGACTTTTATCATGTTTTTGTCCTTTGATGTAGCAAGCACTACCATTTACACACGGGAAATTCATTTTTATTTAATACAAAAAAAAATAAATGAATCCGGTAATATGGGGAAGAGGCACTTGGGTTTTTTTATTTATTTTTATCTATAGATTTCGAAATGGAAAGGATATTGAGGATTTTAAATATCTTTTGAATATTTTTCTTGGGAGCTTGCCTTGTGAAGAATGTAAAACAAATTGCATGGAGTCTATGAATAAAAATAAAATATATGACACCGATGACTTTTTGGTGATTTTTCATTTCTTTTTAGAGTTATATAACAAATTCCATAAGCAAAACCCCATTGATCGTACTCGTTTTGAAAATTATGCAGAATTAGAGACAAATAAAAAATATCTTTTTGATCAAATGCTTAAATAATTTTGATTTGTTAGATATATTTGACCAGTTAGACTAGTTGGATTTGTTAGATATATTTGATATGTTTGACTTGTTTGACTTGTTAGACTAGTTGGATTTGTTTGACCAGTTAGACTAGTTGGGTTTGTTAGATATATTTGATATGTTTGATATGTTAGACTGGTTAGACTTGTTAGACTGGTTAGACTAGTTAGACTAGTTGGATTTGTTGGATTTGTTTAACTAGTTGGATTTGTTAGACTAGTTTGATATGTTTGACTTGTTTGACTTGTTAGACTGGTTAGACTAGTTGGATTTGTTGGATTTGTTAGATATATTTGACTAGTTAGATATATTTGACTAGTTTGGTTAGTTAGACTAGTTAGACTAGTTTGGTTAGTTTGACTTGTTGGGTTAGTTAGATATGTTAGACTTGTGTTAGATTTTTTAGAAGAAATCAACCTTTGGCTTTTCGATCTCTATGTGAATATTCTTAACATGGATAATTTCTCCTTCGGTTTGGAAAATCTCCAAATCTCGGAATTTTAATGTGCCAAACTCATGAGAAGACTTAAACGAGAAGACTCCATCAGAATTTTTGAGAGTTTTCGTAAGATCTACACAAGATGTTTTGTTTGTAAAAGTGGCAATACCAGCTCTATAATCTTTAATTTGTACCATGTTTCCACTATCATTTGGATTGATATAATACATGTTAAACTTATAGATTTTATCTTTATACGTGATATTTTTGGCAATAATAACACCTCTCAAAAAGTTACTCTCATCCAATTCGGTCTCAATAATATCCAAAACATCATCAATTTCGGTCAAATAAGAATGTTTGCCATAAACATGACGAGTTCTGAATACTTTTCTAGAATCAGGCACAGCTTCAGAAGCCAAAACACTTCCATCACCAGCAGCATAATCATATATTGGCACCAACGTTTTATCTTTGGTAATCTCGAATCCAATACACATGGGTCCTTTTGTATGTCCAACGATAAAAAGAAAATCAACATCAGGATTATGCTTCAAAGCTGTGAAATCACGTCTAAAAAGGAATCCACTTTCCAAATTTTCCTTATTGATCACTTTTTCTCTCAAAATCTCAAAGATTTCCTCAACTCCCATTTTTCTGCCTTTTGGGGTAAAATAGAGGGATAAAGCATATGGAATAAGTTCATAAACACTTTTGAATATATCATGTGAAACAATTTCTTGGATTTCCTCAGAGGTCAAAACAGAAGATTTCTCAAAACCCAAGATACTCACCAATGTTCGAATAGATCCTTGAATGGGACAACCAATCATAATAGCTTTTGTAACCTTTGAGAAATTGACATCATTCTTATATTTTTGGCTATTCAGATATTTGTAAGCAATCAAACCGCCTGCACTATGTCCAATAAAAATACATTTTTTGTCTCCAATATTCAAATTTTCAAATTCTCTACTAAAGGCATCAGTTGCAGCATCCAGACTTAAACGCCAATCATAATTAAAAATGTGAAGATTATTATTTGTTTTCTTTTTCAAAAGTGCGATCAAGTGATTTTTTTTTGGATATGTAGCCGGAACCAGATTCGTATCAGTAATATTATCAGCAAAATCAGCTAAAACTGAGTTTGTGAAAGCTGGGGGTTTGTTATGTTTTTTAAAGAGAGCTCCCAAAAATTTCTGTGATGCCTTTGAAACATAAGCCATAATAGCCACAGAGAGATCGTCGTTGGGCCAAATGAAATCATCTCCCTTTATTAGCCCAGATCGAAAAAGCCCAGGAAAGTATATGATCTGAACATCTTGATACATTTAATAAAAAAAAAAGTGGAGAAATTTTAATAAAATTCGTATTTTTGAGAGTTATATTCTGTATAGGCAAACCCATATCTTGGATCCAAACCTAGTCCTTTTTTAAAATATTCAGCAACTATTTTTGCTTCAGAGGGGTTTAAACATTCACTTACACAGATGAAAATTTTAAGCGTTCTTGTTTTTAAATAAGTAAATGTTATCCCTTCAACTTTAGAGAGTGGAGAATTTTTATACTCATCATTATCTGTAATTAAAACCAAAAATGCACCAAGACGTTTGAAAAGATATTCAAAGTATGGGGGTTTTAGGTTTGTTATAGAAATGCCTTGTATTTTTGCTGCGTCTTTGATTTTATAACCAAATCGACCACCAGTAACCTTATTATCATAACTTGGAGAAATACCGTTTTTAAAAAGACTATATTCTATTTCGTTTGGTAAAAGAGTGATTTCTAAGATTTTTACTTCATCAATTGAGTCAATTTCACAACTTTTTATACCTTTTCGCAAATATTCACCATTTTCTGTTATTATCTGAGTTTCCCTATAGATAAGTGGAGATGATAATTTTTTTAATAAATCTCTTGTTGTTGCCATTGTGCGCAGATTAAATATCTATACTATTTTTTAACAAAAAAGTGTTCTGAAAAAGGCCAATTTTTTAAAAAAAAGCAATTTGTTTAAACTAGAAATAATAAAAACATTATGGATGGTGCGAAAGATAAAAGGTTTTCCCCATCAGAACCAGAACCCAATATCAAATTTGTTGAGTTTTCTAAATTCCACTCGATAAAACCCAAATATTCTCGAATAGATAATCCATTTGAGTCTTTGTTACATAATTCAGATGCTTATTATATTATGGCAAAAAATAACCTACGATTCGGGTTAGCCAAAGATCCCATACAGCAACAAATGAAAAAACTCAAAAGTATCAAATATATCTTTAATATTAATGAGATTTTGGTTTTACGAGGAAGACAAATGCATTCTGTACATATTTACACTCTTATGACAGGCGAATTATTTCGATTTGAAATACCAGGAGAAACGTTTTTTGCAGCCCATATCCTCTATGATCACGTTATTTGCTTTCTTTTGACTGATCGAAACTGTTATCTAGATATTAGAGATCACAAATATGCTTTCACACCAAAATATCCCTCATTAGATCAAATATATACAAGTTATCCTATTAACGAAGGTGCTTGGACAAATTTAGTATTTGAGTCTGTTAAAAATCTAATAGTAGAAAGATTCCGAGTTGGAGATATTATCCCAGAAGAAGAAGAGATTATAATTCCACTTAAAGAACGCACACTGAAAGCCCATAGATTTATGAATTATTTTGATTTTAATGATGAGATAAACGTTAAATGTTTTGCCTTAGCCGATCCTGAGTCTGTTCCTGATCCAAGACCTGGTCCACATGCTGAAATCGACACAATAACACATTTATCTTTCTTTTATATCATACATTTGCCAGATGGTCAAGACTTGTATATACCCAGTTTATATGATCTGATTATCTTTTTACGTCGAAATTTTTACACACCACTAGCAACTTGTACATTGTTGTGCAAATCAGATGCTTAAAACTTTTGATATTTATGACATTTTTTTGATTATTTTAAGATGTTCAATTCTGATTTTTTTTTTAATACAGGAGGTCCCGTACACATAACAAGTTTGTCTGGTTTTTTCTCAAATATCGAATTGGGTGTAATTATCTCAAATCCCATTGGTTGCATAACAAAACAAAATTCTGAGTCATCTAGTGGTGAGCCACGCGTTTTTGAAGACTCAGGTGTCTCGGGCGTCTCTGGCGTCTCTGGCGTCTCTGGTCTCTCGGGCATCTTAGGTGTATCTGCCATTTTCTAAAGGTTTTAGCAGTTTTAATTTGTCAGATTCACAATTTATAGGATTTGTTTGGTTTATCAAAAAAATAAACAAACCTAATATTTTAAATAGGTTAGATTTATTTGACTAGTTGGGTTTGTTTAATATGTTTGACTAGTTGAGTTTGTAAAAAATATTAGATTTGTTTAGATAATCAAGTTCAGAAACCAATCGTAACTTGTCTGACTAGTTGGGTTTATCTAATATGTTTGACTTACTTGACTAGTTGGGTTTGTCTAAAATATTCGACTTGTCTCATTTGTTTGACTTGTTTGATTTATTTGACTAGTTGAGTTTGTAAAAATATTAGATTTGTCTAATTTGTTTAGATAATCAAGTTCAGAAACCAATCGTAACTTGTCTGAAATATTCGACTTGTTTGACTTGTCTTACTTGTTTGACTAGTTGGGTTTGTAAAAAATATTAGATTTGTCTTACTTGTTTAGATAGTCAAGTTCAGAAACCAGTCATAACTTGTCTGAAATATTTGACTTGTTTGACTAATTGGGTTTGTCTCATTTGTTTGACTAGTTGGGTTTGTCTAAAATATTCGACTTGTCTTACTTGTTTGACTAGTTGAGTTTGTAAAAAATATTAGATTTGTTTAGATAATCAAGTTCAGAAACCAATCGTAACTTATCTGACTAGTTGGGTTTGTCTAAAATATTCGACTTGTCTCATTTGTTTGACTTGTTTGATTTATTTGACTAGTTGGGTTTGTCTAATATATTTGACTAATTGGGTTTGTTCAAAATATTAGATTTGTCTGATTTGTTTAGATAATCAAGTTCAGAAACCAGACTAGTTAGACAAGTTGAATTATTTGACTTGTATGACTAGTTGGGTTTGTCTTACTTATTTGATTTGTTTGATTAATTAGGTTTGACTAATATGTTTGATTAGTTGGGTTTGTCTCACTTGTTGGGTTTGTCTAATATGTTTGACTAGTTGGGTTTGTTTAAAATATTAGATTTGTCTCATTTGTTTGACTAATTGGGTTTGTCTAAAATATTCGACTTGTTTGATTAGTTAGGTTTATCTCACTTGTTTGACTAGTTGGGGTTGTCTAATATGTTTGATTAGTTGGGTTTGTTTCACTTGTTTGATTAATTAGGTTTGTCTAATATGTTTGATTAGTTGGGTTTGTTTCACTTGTTTGACTAGTTGGGTTTATCTCACTCATTGGGTTTATCTCACTCATTGGGTTTATCTCACTCATTGGGTTTATCTCACTCATTGGGTTTGTCTAAAATATTCAACTTATCTAACGAATTGCATAACCTTCCGATAACAGATAACAATCCCTATTATTATAAACAGATACAATGTTGGCCGAAAATATAGAAATCTGTTCATAAAAATTTTCTATCATAAACTTGTCTTTTATCGATTTTAGCTTCAAATTCATAATTTCGGCTATTGTATACAAGTATGGCCCATGTTGCCTTATATAACTTTCTTTATCATCACTATCTTCTAATCCAACCAGATATTTTGCCAAATGTGGGTAATTCAAGAAAATAATCAAATGTTCGGGCAAAGAGAAAACATAAGAATTATATAAAAAAAAGATATCATTTATTTTTTTGTAGAAATCAACCCCTCTTTGTTTAAAAAAATCTATCATTCTTTCAAATCTTTGGGGGTCTGTGGGTCTTATAAACAAATCATCAAAACTTATTTGATAATACAAACAATTTACAATATACGGGAAAAGGAACTCACTATCGATTTTCTTAAAAGATAGGTTAATCTGATGTGGTTTATAGAGTTTGATATATGTGCCAGAGCTTACTCTTCCCACTCGTCCTCTTCTTTGTTCAGCCATACTTTGGGTCACGGATATAATTTTGCCACTAAAAAAACTCTTGCTGTAAAATAATCCTGCATCGATGACAACCTTAACATTAGGCAAAGTTAGTGAAGATTCTGCAATTGGGGTCGATAAGATAATAACACATCTCCTTGTCTCGTTTTTTATCTCATCTAAAAGATTTGGGTTTCTGGCCATGTGAAAACGACTTAAAAGCATAATCTTAAAGAAATTATTAGACAAATGAGTAGATAATCGTTGTTCTAACTTATTCAGAATACTCATGCTTGGTAAAAAAAATAACACGCTTTCACCTGGATTGGTAGCATATTCGTTTATAATTTGTTCGATATTTATAAAATTATTCTCAAAGTTACATTTGTGAGAAAAATCCAATTCTTTTATGGGATACAGGGTTCCACTTTGAATGTCTAAATGTTTTATATTTGGCAAAAACTCTTGTAATCTGGCCAAATCATCAGAAATTGTTGCTGTTATCAAAACCAGGTTCCGTATTCGCAAATCTTTCTTTTTTTTCTTTACGATCGCCATAGCTATATCTGCATATGTATCATGTTCGTGTATCTCATCCAAAATCACAGTATTTACATTTTTAAAAGTTGTTAATCTGTTGATAGAAAACAAAAAGGGTGTTTTAAATCTCTTGGCTTCTGGATTCGCAAATTCTGTCTCATGAACATCTTTAAAAAGACATTTGATCGGACTATCCTTGATTGTTCTAAATCCCAAACTTTTTGCAACACTTCGACTATTTTCGTAAATAAGTACTTTTCTAGGCAAAGATAAGACGGTGTGTCTAAATATTGGCCGATATGACATTATAGAAAACGTGTCCAATTCTTCAAAGCCATCAAACAAATAATTGATCCACCAGAGAATTTTTGGAACCTGTGATGTTTTTCCTGTGCCTGTGCCTCCGGTGATTATAACATCGTCTTTATTGGCCCAAACTGTAAATAATTTCTGTTGAAACCCTAATTGTAATGATTTCAAAGGTATTTTATCAAAGTTAAACACTGGCTTTCTTATGGTTCGTTTCTGTTTTATTGGGGAATTACAAAATCCATATGGAAGACTATTCCTTAAAAGACTCAAAGCTAACAAAAAAGACATATTTTGCTGTGTAATATTATCAAATATCCGAATATACAAAAAAGCATAAGCGGTTAGATCTATCAGAAAGTCTCCACATTGTATATTATTTTCCTTTTCTAAAAAAATTGGGTCAAGTTGCAAATCTCTTAAAAGTGCTTTTCTATGTTGATCTATGTCAAAAATTTCTTGATTTATCGTAATATGTTCATTTTTTGATTGGAGATATATTTTCCCCGTTTGCCTATCTCTTACACAAAATTTATTATACCAGATATGTTTGTAAACTGGAAAAAATAGAAGAAAAAAGTCTTTATAATTCTCTCTTATATAGGCTTTTATATCTTGATCCACGTGAAAAATCGTAAACAAATCAACACCATTTGGAATAAAAAGACGTTCATATCTAAGAGAGTGAGACATTTATCTTTTAAAAAATCTGAAAAAGTTTATGGTTTTACAGCATTTTTTGCCTCTTCTCGCAAGTCTTGAATGGGAATAATTGTGAATTTAACTGGGGGCATTCGATCTTCTTCGTGATGATAACCATCTAAGGTATTATGTCTACATTGATAGTGGCAACCACTCGAATGATGGAAACAAAAGTCTGAAACCATAATTTCTTCTGTATCTCTAAACTTGTATGAATATCTCTTAGAGGGAATATAACAAGTTGGGATATAATCAAAGAAATCCTTGTATCTTTCAGTTGACAAAAGTGGTGAATCTATACGAGTGGATTGCAACGAGACCAAGAGTGGGTCATAAAAGAAATCGTGGACAAATCTAGCTGGTTGTTGGAAAAATGTCTTGGTGAAAAACTCTCTTCTGAAATCTTCTTGTGTTATTTGGCCATATTTTAAGAAAAGCAAAAGTGTGTTTACATATCCAACAGATTGTAAAGTCACTAACTTGCGTGCATTATTTGCTTTATTCAAAAAAAGGTTAACAGGCACAGAAACTTGTCGAATTTTTCCATCATGGGTTTCTCTGGTATAATAGATCTGTTTTACGTAAGATGGCCATTTTACTGGGGTTTTATCATATAACATAGTATCGATATCTGGTCTAAAGTTATCATCAACGAATAATTTTTCTACGATTGTTGTATCTTTGAATAACTCTTCTGAACGTTTCTTAATTGGGTTCAAAAAGGAATTATTATACAACAAAAGCAGAATTTTACAATTTTTATGATAAGCCTCAAGATTTTCAGTTACGTGACCATATGGCATAGGATGAGGTAATTCAGGATATATCTTCTCAAACTCATGTTTTTCATATGGTTCTGTTTTTATTGAGCCTCTTGAATTGTAATCATTTGTATACATTTTTTCGTCGCTTAACTCTGAAGAAGTTGGGATGTCGAGAGTATGTGCTTTACTCGAGTCCCTATGTACCTCATATATCCAACTTGGATCCCGGGTATTTTGGGTATTTGAAGTATTTGAATCAAGGATTTTTTTGATTTGTATTTTATCTGCCGGGTGATCCTCGTCCACATCCAATAATTTAAACATGTTACTCATTTACACTAAGAAAAAAAAACAAACAAGCAAGATAAGTATGACAAATCAAACGAATTAACCAAACCCAACAAGTGAGACAAACAAGACAAACCCAATAAATCTGATAAATCGAATGGGTTAAACAAGTAAGATAAACCTAACAAATCTAACAAATCTGACAAGTTAAACAAGCCAAACAAGTCAAATAAGTCGAATAAGTCGAATAAGTAAGATAAACCTAACAAGTCAAACAAGTAAGATAAACCTAACAAATCTGACAAGTCAAACAAGTCAAGTAAGTAAGATAAACCTAACAAATCTAACTTTTTACAATAAACCCAACAAGTCGAATAAGTCGAATAAGTCAAATAAGTCAAACAAGTAAGATAAACCTGACAAACCCAACTAGTAAGATAAACCTAACAAGTCAAACAAGTAAGATAAACCTAACAAGTCAAACAAGTCAAACAAGTCAAACAAGTAAGATAAACCCAACAAATCTAACTTTTTACAATAAACCCAACAAGTCAAACAAGTAAGATAAACCTAACAAATCTAACAAATCTAACAAGTCGAATGGGTTAAACAAGTAAGATAATCCAAACAAGTCAAACAAGTAAGACAAGTCAAATAAGTTGAATGGGTTAAACAAGTAAGATAAATCTAACAACCCCAACAAGTCGAATAAGTCAAGTAAGTAAGATAAACCTAACAAGTCAAACAAGTCAATGAGTTAAATAATCAAAGAAAAATTTTACTTTTCAGCCTAGTTTTGGGATTCCATGTATAAATCTTCGGCTTTTGTTAAAAAGTGGATCTCTGTATAGTTCAGAGGATCTGTTATTTGAGATTTTTTTATTGATTTTAATTGTTCATCCAACATCGATAATTCAGATAACCAAGCTTCTTTTGGGGATTTATGGTTTTTAAGCTGTTCTTTGATGTTTTCAATCTCTTTATCTAAAGCAATAACCTTTTCTTGGGTTAAAGATATAAAAGGCATGTGTAAAAGATAATCATACGAGTTATTTTTTTTAAAATAGCCTTTCTTTTCTAATAGTTGTTCAACATCAGCTTTCTTTTTGTCAACTGCTGTCAACTTGTCTTCTACGATAAATTTTTTCTTATTTTCCAATTCTTTCAACTTTTCTAATTTTATCTTTCTTTCAATATCTAATCTTTTTTTATAAAATTCTAGTCGAATATGATAAAATTTGGTTAACATATCCAAAGCAACCATTTTTTCAGGCTTGTTATCATATAGATAATATGTGTTTTTAAGGGAAAATTGTTTATATAATTGAAAATATCCAAAATATCCATTTTCTTCAGATTGTAGTTTATCAATAAGTTCTTGCTGAGCTGTGATTCTAAACAACACCTGATCTTCGGTTGATATGTTTTCAAATGTAATACCCGGAAGTTCTTCTAAAAATTTGGCATATGGTTCTATCCATGTATCCCAAGGCAATTCGTTAATAATTAAGGTTGTATTATCTTTTTTATGTTTGAATATGCGACCAAAAGTATAAAATTTTTCTCCACGCATTTTTACCAAACCTTTAAAATTTTCAGCATATGGCAACATTTGGCTTAATGGGTCCGAGTTGATCAAAGCTTGTAAATTTTTGATAATATCCAGAGGGTTATAAGATGGAATATATGTTGACCACCCGGTACCAATCCCACGAGCGCCATTCACCAAGATCATAGGAATAATGGGTAAATAATACTCTGGTTCTATCTCTTTTTCTTCTTCTATCAGAGAATTCAAGAGTATTTCATCTTCGGGTCGAAATATATAATTTGTTATGGGATTCAACTGTGTATAGATATATCGAGAAGAAGCACAGTCATTTCCACCTTGTAAACGTGTTCCAAACTGGCCTTTTGGGACTAAAAGGTTAATATTATTAGAACAGACAAAATTTTGAGCCATTCCAACAATTGTAGATGATAAAGATGCTTCACCATGATGATAAGCAGTATTTTCCATAATAGCCCCAATCATCTGAGATACTTTCACTTCTCCGAATTTTTTCTTTTTCATAGTATATAAGATTTTTCTTTGAGAAGGCTTTAATCCATCAATAAAGAGTGGAATCGATCTGATAATGTCTGACATAGAGTAAACAATTAGATCTTTGTTGATAAATTCGGAATAAGAAATAACGTCAGAATGTTGGGAATTTTCTGGTTGTGTATCGATGTGATTCAAAATCCAAGTTTTTCTATCACTTGTACGTAATTTCGAAAAAGCTTTAACTATTTCACTTTGATCACTTTCTTCCTCTTTAAAGGTTATTCGGTGTCTGGCAAAATCTCTAAAATATTCCTTGGCTTCTTGTGATGTAGATGTTCCCAATCCTTTGTAATATTTTACTTTTTTTTTCTCATTTGGGTGTTCTAGAATCCACTTATTATAGCTAGCCAAGTCATAAAAGGGATATGTTTTGGTTTTTATAGTTACTTTTACAATTGGGGTAATAAACTGTTCAATCATATTAAAAGATAACAACTCTGGCCAAAAGAACGAAAAGAAGTTAATTATCAAACCTTTTATGTGGAATCCATCAACATCTTGATCGGTCATGATCATAACTTTGCCATATCGTAAACCTTCTACAGAAGTGTATTTGGTTTGGAATTTTAGGCCAAGTATAGTCATCAAATGCTTAATTTCTTCATTGTTTGCAACCTTAGACTTGGTACAAACTCGAACATTTAAAAGTTTGCCTTTGAGGGGAAAAACTCCAAAACGTCTTCGTTCGTCAATATCTAAAGCACCAATACCAGAAATAGCCAAAGCTTTAGCAGAATCTCCTTCTGTTAAAATTAGTGTACAATTCGCACTTGTTTTGGGTTTTCCGGCATCTGGAGCATCGGTTAATTTGTAAATGCCTTTAACTTTTTGAGATTTTACTATTTTTTGAGATATTTTTCGTTTTGTAACCAAATCAATCAGAAGTGAATCTTTGAGCATATGAGCCAAATCTTTCTTAGATCGAATCACTTGATCATAATATCCATCTGGTAATTTGGATACAAGATTCTGTTTGGTTTGTCCATCAAATTTAGGATCTTTGATTATACATGAAATAAAGATCGTCATATGATCCAAACATTTTTTAGCAATCAAAGGAGTTACATCACTATGTTTTTCTATAAATTCCAATAATATTTTTTTAAAAGCAGTAACATGTGTGCCTTTTTCAACTTTAGAATTGTTAACATATGTGATCAAATTGTGAACGTTTTCTTCGATGGCCATGTGTATACTATAGTTCTCACTTGTAATCGAATATAATGTTCCCAGATTGTGTAAATCTACAAACTCTTTAAAGGATTTGTGAAGAATGTTCTGGTTATTAACAGAAACCTGTAATGTTTGACTTGGATGAGAAGTATTAAAGACAAGTTCACAAGCTCGGGTTTTTATCATTTTTTCTAGAGAATCCAATGTATCATCTCTTATTTCGAAAAACGTTAAATCAGGGATAAAGCTGACTTGCACAAAATCTGTTGGGAAATTAGCAGTTGTTATCTCTGGTTCATCTTTTTTAGACATTTGATTATACCAAGATTGTACAAATAGTTTTTGATTTTTCTTATCGTAAACCTTGACCACGAATTTTTTACTGAAAGCATTGGTTAACTTGGCTCCCAATCCATATGTGCCAATCCATGTCTTGTTTTTATGATTATAATTTGAAGAACTCAAAAAGTCCCCAAAGATAAAAGAAGGTGTGTACATCTTATATTCTGGGTGAATCTCGATAGGAATACATGTTCCATCATTCCAAACAGTTATAGAAATATCATTATTTTCAAGACGTTCTGTGGTGATTTTGATGTTTTTTGTTCCCACTTGTCTCAAATAGTGATCATGGGCATTTGATATGATTTCGTCACATAGTTTAAGCAAACCAGGTGGATAAACAATAGTTTGGATCTCAAATGTATTATCTGGTTGTAAAATACTAGCCTGATAACCAATATCTGTGTTTAAAGTACATGATCCAAGATTGAACTCGGGATTGCTTAAAACGTGTTCTAGTTGGGTTTTTTTAGTATATTCCAGTTTTGCCATTTTTGTAGCTGGTTAATTGTGTCTATAATTTACTTTTCTTTCAATATCTTAATTTACTAGATATGAGTCTGAATAGTCAAATAAGTTAGATAAACCAGACAAGTCAAATAAGTTAGACAAATCAGATATTTTAAACAAACCAGACAAATTAGATAAACCAGACAAGTCAAATAAGTTAGACAAATCAGATATTTTAAACAAATCAGATATTTTAAACAAACCAGACAAGTCAAATAAGTTAGACAAATCAGATATTTTAAACAAATCAGATATTTTAAACAAACCCAACAAGTTAGACAAATCAGACAAGTTAGATAAACCAGACAAATCAGACAAACAGGACAAGTTAGATAAACCCAACAAGTTAGATAAACCAGATATTTTAAACAAACCCAACAAGTTAGATAAACCAGACAAATCAAATAAGTTAGACAAATCAGATATTTTAAACAAACCAGACAAATTAGACAAGTTAGATAAACTAGATATTTTTAAACAAACCCAACAAGTTAGACAAATCAGACAAGTTAGATAAACCAGACAAGTCAAATAAGTTAGACAAATCAGATATTTTTAAACAAACCCAACAAGTTAGATAAACCCAACAAGTTAGACAAATCAGATATTTTAAACAAACCAGACAAATCAGACAAATCCAACAAGTTAAAAATATGAAAAAATATCAAACAATTCTCAGTTACGCAAAAATTTTTAAACGGATCTAAAATGTCTTCAAATAATCCAGATAATTCAAATCTGATGAAAATTTTAGCAATAGTGGGCCAATTAACTAGAAATCTTTTATTTGACGAAAAAGCCTTGGAAGATTATGTGTTAAAAATATTAGAAACTCCAAACAATGAATATTATCATGACATCAAAGATATGTGGGATATACGTCAGAAAAACATAGATTTTTGGGAGGCTATTGGTATGACTGAAAATAATAGGAAGGTGCTAAGTATTTATAATCATAATCTAACATTGACCCAAATCCAATTATATATATTAGAAAAGCAAAACTATCATTTGAAAAAAGTAATTGCTTTGACAGTAACCAAATAAATATTTCCCAAATTTTTTTAAAATATCCGATTTGTTTGACTAGTTGGGTTTGTCTAACTTATTTGATTTGTTTGACTTATCTAACTTGTTTGACTAGTTGGGTTTGTCTGATTTCTCTGATTTGTTCAACTTGTTTAACTAGTTGGATTTATCTGATTTGTTCAACTTGTTTAACTAGTTGGGTTTGTCTAACTTATTTGATTTGTCTAACTTGTCTAACTTGTTTAACTAGTTGGGTTTGTCTGATTTGTTTGATTTGTTTGATTTGTTTGATTTGTTTGATTTGTTGGGTTTGTATGATTTGTCTGATTTGTCTAACTTATCTAACTTATCTAACTTATCTAACTTGTCTAACTTGTTTGACTTGTTTGACTTGTTTGATATATTGGGTTATCTCATATACTTAAGGTGTTTAGTCAATTTTAGAAACCAGTTGTAACATATCTAATTAATTAATCGGGTATTTTTTATAAAAAAGGGTGATAATAATAATAAAAATTATAATATTCTTTAATTGAAATTATTGGCCAATGTTCGAATTATAGCATCTCGAGCATTTATTTGGTTTTTTAGATCAGATATCTCTTTATCTCGAAGATGTAAAAGTGATTGCAAATATGTATATTTTGGAGATAATTCGGATTCGGGTTCTGGAGCTGAAGGCCTTGGGAAACTCTGAGATCTTGGAGCTGGAATTGGTGTAGAAATAATTTCCATATACCAATCTATCAAAAATTTTTTATCATCTGAAGAAAGTTGTTTTGCAGAATAGAGCAACTCTAATATACCAGTTATGGTTGTAAATTTGGTATCGTTGAAAAATTCTGGAAGTGAATAACGATTCTGGGGATGATTTGCAAGTAACTGTTTCCAGGTCCTGATATCTGAGGGGTTAATCTTTCCTTGATCACATTGGGCATTTTTATTAACCAGAGCCGTGACCACATCTAAGATTTTAAAATAGAATGTTTGATCTGAGTCTACAAAAACAGACATAGTATATTTGATATTGTCCAAAGACAGTGTTTTTTGTAAGAAACTCATGATTGCGCGTTGAATTAAAATTTTTATATATTTTTTCAATAATTGAATATATTAGACAAATCAAATAACTTGTTAGATAAGTTAGACAAACCCAATATATTAGACATATTAGACAAACCAGACAAGTTAGACAAGTTAGACAAGTCAAACTAGTCAAATAAGTTAAATAAGTCAGACAAACCCAATATATTAGACAAACCCAATATATTAGACAAACCCAATAAGTTAGACAAATCAGACAAATCAAATAAGTTAGACAAGTCAAACTAGTCAAATAAGTTAGATAAGTCAGACAAACCCAATAAGTTAGACAAATCAAATAAGTTAGACATATTAGACAAACCAGACAAGTCAAACTAGTCAAATAAGTTAGACAAGTCAGAGATATCTTATGTGTTTGGCTTGGTTTCGGAAGTGATTATTTTGACTTGTTTAACTCGTTTAATTTGTTTGACTTGTTGGATTTGTCTAATTTGTCTAATTTATCTGGTATGTTCAGCTTATCTGGGGTTGTAATATCAGACAGAGATCCACCCAAAATAAATGTTATCTTTATCAAATATCTTACAAATAACTAACAAATATAACCCAACTCTTAGATGGTTTCATACAATAGAAGAAGGTGGGGATATCTTTCTGGTCACAAATCTAAATGAATTACACAATATTATATCTTCTAGCAAATCTATATTTTTAACTTTTTTATACTATAAACATTCTCATTGGACGATTTTATGTATTGATCGTACTCTGAAACCAACCCAAGCTTTGTATGTGGATTCTTTGGGTTATAGAATTTCTGAACATTTGATACAAATTTTAGCTTTACATGATATTACTGATATATTTTCCTCTATTTTACGACAACAAAAGGATTCTATCAATTGTGGTTTGTATGCTGCTTTGAATCTGCTTTCTATGTTTGATGTGTTTAATATGTATAATTGTGTTAACAAAGATATATTGGCAAAAAAGTTGATATCTATAAAAAAAATTAATATTTCGGATTTGCGAGAACAATTAACAAACGAAGGTATTCTTAAAAATCTGAACTAATGATTTTTCTGACATATGGAAATCATTATTGAATAAGATAAAGGTTTTTGATAATTCTGGTGTATTTGTGATTTGTCCTCGTAAAGTAGAGGCTAAGGTTTTTGTTGATGTTATAATAATACAAGAGTTTTTATTGGCTTCTAATAAAGCATATAACTCTGGAGAGAAGTCTAAAATATTATCAACATGCATAAGATTTCGTTCTTTATCTTTTGTTTCTAATTCTATATGATGTGTTTCAATGGGATCTAAAGCAGGAATTGTTTCACACAAACTTAACATGTTAGACATATCTTCAAAAATCATATTAGTTATCTCATCTGTGAAATTTTTTGTATCCAAATAATCCTTTACGAGTCGGAATAATAAAGGTTGTTGGAAAAAATCTGGCTTGAAAACATGTTCTTTTTTTTTTAGATGTAAATATATTAAGACAAATTTAGGCATAATGGTTGATTTAAATCCAGAATATAAAAGCAAAGTAGCTAAGTTTATTCTAAAAAACAACACCTTTCTGACACGGAAGAATTTAGAAGACTTAAATCTAATATTTCAGGAATTTGATGAATCTTTTGACCCAGAAGCGGTATTTGTATTAGCAACAAAATTATTTAAAACTGACCGAATCCCAGGAGAGATGTTATTGAGTGTTTTAGAAGGGTTTACAGAAGAATCTTTTAATAATTTTATAGATCTATACAGTAAAAAGGATAATCCAACAACAATAGATTTTGAAAAATTACTTAATTTTTTACAAAAAATCCGCAGTTTGGATAGACGGAAATATCAAACTTTTATGGCAGACAACGAAATTCTAACAATTAATAATTTGGGAAAATTTTTAATCGATTTAAAAGAAAACAAATAAAAATGGCCAAAAAAGAACTTTGTTTCCAAATGATAGAAGATATCTCAGACCTAAGTACTATATCTGGTAATAATTTGGATCTTCTTGCTTTATGTAGAAAAAGTATTCAAAATTATACTTTTGCTGATCAATTTCGAAAAGTAACTCTTTTTGATCCAAAGGTCCGCAATGATGTCAAAACGTTTAATATATACATCAATGTTAAGAATATGTTATATTTGCCTTTTAATGATAAAATCCACCAAGTAATTACCCCAAATGATGCTCTAATATGGATTGTGCATTTACCAAAATATTTGGAAGAAGATTTCCTAAAGATAATGGATATCAAAACACCATATGAATTGGTCGAAAAACAAATGATTCTAATATTTTTTTAATAATTTCCGATATATCACACTTGTTGGACTTATTAAACAAACCCAACTTGTTAGATTTGTTTGATATATTTCACTTATTTGACTTATCAGATTTGTTAGACTTGTTAAACAAACCCAACTTATTAGATTTGTTTGATATATTAGATTTGTTTGACTTATCCAACTTGTTAGATATGTTTGATATATTAGATTTGTTTGACTTATCCAACTTGTTTGACTTATTAGATTTGTTGAACTTATCTAACTTGTTGGACTTATCTAACTTGTTGGACTTGTTAAACAAACCCAACTTGTTAGATTTGTTTGACTTGTTTGACTTATCAGATTTTTTAATAATCCCAATATATTTCACTTATTTGACTTATCAGATTTGTTAGACTTGTTTGATGTATTTGACTTGTTGGATTTGTCAAGTTTTTTTTATAATTCCTAATATATCACACTTATTAGGTTTATTTGACTTATCAGATTTGTTAGACTTGTTAGACAAACCCAACTTGTTTGATTTGTTTGACTTATCAGATTTTTTAATAATCCCAATATATTTCACTTGTTTGACTTATCAGATTTGTTAGACTTGTTGGGTTTGTTTGATATATTTGACTTGTTAGACTTGTTGGGTTTGTTTGAATGTTTGACTTGTTAGACTTGTTGGGTTTGTTTGAATGTTTGACTTATTAGATTTGTTGAACTTATCTAACTTGTTGGACTTATCTAACTTGTTGGACTTATCTAACTTGTTAGATTTGTTTGACTTATCAGATTTTTTAATAATTCCCAATATATTTCACTTGTTTGATATATTTGACTTGTTGGGTTTGTTTGAATGTTTGATATATTTGACTTGTTTGACTTATCAGATTTGTTAGACTTGTTAAACAAACCCAACTTGTTAGGTTTTTTTTTATAATTCCCAATATATCTCACTTATTAGACAATTTTTAAAATTCTGTCTGTTTAGCATCTTCTTTATCCATCGCATCTAATAAAGTTTTCAAACTCATATCTGCTTCTTCAACTTCCATATCCACATCGGGCTCATCAACCCCATCATCGATTTCACACATTTCATTTTCTTGTTTGGTTACAAATTGTTGATCCACAGCACTACATAATGAACTCCAGAATGTTTTTAAACTATCAACCCTTTTCTCTTCTGCTAGACAAACACGGACTTTATCAAGGATTCGCTTTTGTCCAGATTTTGTGATATCTTGGAATTCTCTCAAAAGTTGATTATTTGAGTTATTTTGTGAAGTGGGCGAATCCATCATCCAGTTCAAAACCTGCAACATAAGATATAATTTAAACAAATCAAGTCCAAAGAAAAAGTTACCAGAAAGACATGTTATAAAATCTTCCCAAAATAATACCATAGTAAGTGCCAATACCCCTGTGTTCCAAAATTTGCCCTCAAGTGAATCAATCAAATGGGGTTTCGCTTTTTTGAAAGCTGAACGACAAAGGGTCGAGAATGAAATATTAAAAAAGTCAAGCATTTATATAGATTCAATACTAATACGTTGTGTATCAGGATTTTGTGTGATTTTTTGCATCTCATATAAGTCCACACATGGGAAACGTTTTAATAGATTTAGAGGATCACACTCATCATATTCTTTCCATTGGATCTCGACTAAGAAATTTGTAAAGTTGATAGAGGGATCTGCGTATATCATGAGAGATGGGCTTATGAAGGTTGTATATAACGAAATACCTCTTTGCATAGCTGGATCAAATTCGATAATGGGAAGTTTACGAAGAAAGGGTTTTCTTTCCCGAAGAAGGTTTTCAAAGATATCTTTACCACCTTTAAGTGAAATACGTTCATATCCTCTATCTTTGCAATTGAAGTCCATTCCAAGCAAAAATCTATTCTTAAAGAAAAAATCACGTTCTTTCATGGCATTGGATCTTAAATCACCTGGATGACTATTCAATTCATGATCCCAAATACTAATAGGTAAACTTACAATTTTAATATCTATACTATGATCTATATCTAGAAAATTGATTACTTTTTGATTGGGAAGATAAACACCCGTGATTTTCTTAAAAAGTGTGGAAACATTGAGTGCTTTGGTGTGTTGGAAACGTCTGGTGAAGCTTAGAATATTTGTATGATAATAAAGTTTGTGATCTTCTGGGATATTTTCGATTATGATCTTACAGAACCTTTTTTCGAGTTTATTGAAAGTCATAGTATTTTTAGTAATTTCATGGAACACAGCTTCGTCTTTGAAACCCAGAGCTTTTTTATTTTCTGACAGGGACATATCTTTTGTGGTCACAATAAGCAAATCTTTTAAAATATTTAAAACCCATTTCTGAACAAGCACATCTTCGGAATAATCTACACCCGGATTAATAATATAACGATTTTCGTGATTAAAGATATCACTTTTAGAATGGAAACTTACAGCAATAGTGTTTGAGAAGTCTGATGTATTCATCATTTGAGTATTATCTTTACCAATCACATCCTTTTTGGTAATTACGTTAGTTGCTGTGAGTTCTGCTGATGAAATTATTGGAACATTCAAAAATTGGAATCTGATATTCAATGATGTTTCAGAAAAGTTTTTCTTGAGTTGTTCTAGTGAATGACGTCTAAATTCTACATCATAGGCTATAATTTCTTCAATGTTATGGAATTTGAAATTGAAAATAATTTCGGTATCTTTAAAGATTTTAAAAGCAGAAAGCAACGAATCCAATGGAATAGATATTTCTTTTTTAGGGAAAATTATGCAATCAGCGTGGGTCCCTTCTTTGGTTGTCAGAAAATCATCTTTGTTGGTAAAATAGTTTAACGAGTGATATTCGTTGATAATATAAGTTGAAAAAATTTCCTCACTTTTGGCTTTATGGAACAAAAATGGATGTTCGTCTTTATTTTTTAACCAGATTTCAAAATAGTCTAAAAGAAGAAACTGGTAATTTTTGAGATAAGACACGCGTCCTTTGCCTTTAATCTCCGGTAAAATAAGCTTGATTTCAGGAGAACTGATTGCTTCTACACGTACATCAGTTACATTCACAGAATATATATCATTTTCATTTTTTGGAACATACGAAAAGGTTTTGGGGTACGCCGAATGGATGAATGGATGATTGGTATTAAAAGTGGTTAGCTCCATTTAAAAAGGAAAAAATATAAATGAAAGATATCAAATGTTCGAAATGTGACAGTGAAGATTTGATATATAGCAAAAAGGTTCTCTTTTGTAACCGCTGTGGTGAACACATTTCGAATTTGAACACTTTCGCCGAAACTAGTAAAAATAAGCTTATACATCTGAACAATGTTCTTAAATCCATGGAGACTGTTGATATGTTCCTTTTAGATAAATTATATGAGAAATTATTAAAAAAAATCGAATACGAAGAATTAGACGACGACTTTATCGATACGACCTATATACATGATTACTTAAAACAAGAAGGACATAAAAATTTTGTAACAGTTATGTTTCTTTTGAATCGTTACAATAATATAGATTTCTACTTGTGCCGAACGAAAAAAGAGTATATTAAAATAATCTTTACAGAATTTATAGACTTTTTTACAAAATATTATACTGGAGTAGCCATTTCATATCATACATTATTGACTAGGATATATAGTTATTTACTCATCGAAACCAATTTAACCCCATCATTGACAAAAAATAACAATCATGACATCGAGTTAATATTTGACAAATTTTTATTATATACTAACAAAAAAAGGGTAACACAAGGAACCCCATTGTTTCACCCGAACATCGTATTTAAACAATCACGGGATTTTTACCTCTAGTAAGAAATTTTATAGACTCGTGTCTGAATTTGGCAAATCAGAATGTTTAGAGAGTTAAAATATTTGATATTTTTGACTTGTTAGACTTATGAAACAAACCCAACTAGTCAAACAAATCCAACTAGTCAAACAAACCTAACTAGTCAAACAAACCTAACTAGTCAAACAAACCCAACTTGTTTGATATATTTGATATATTTGATATATTTGACTTGTTAGACTTATGAAACAAACCCAACTAGTGAAACAAACCCAACTTATTAGAAATATTTGATTTATCTAATCGTCTAACTTGTCTAACTTGTCTAACTTGTCTAATTTGTCTAGTATGTTTGGCTTGGCATCTGAACTTGACAAACCTAATTTGTTTAATATATTTGGCTTTTAAGAAACCCGATTTGTTAGAAATGTCTGATATATTTGACTTGTGAAACAAACCCAACTTATTAGACTTGTTTGATTTGTTAGACTTATGAAACAAACCCAATTTGTTTGATATATTTGACTTGTCTGATTTGTCTAACTTATAAAACAAACCCAACTTGTTAGACTTGTGAAACAAACCCAACTTGTTCGAAATATCTGATATATTTGATATATTTTAATTATTTGACTTGTTTGGCTTGGCATCTGAATTTGATAAATCCAACTTGTTTGACTTGTTAGATTTGATATATTTGATATATTTGTTAGAAATATCTGATATGTTTGACTTGTTTGACTTGTTTGATTTGTTAGATTTGTTAGAAATATCTGATATATTTGACTTGTTAGACTTGTTAAACAAACCCAATTTGTTAGATTTGTTAGAAATATCTGATATGTTTGACTTGTTAGATTTGTTAGATTTGTTAGAAATATCTGATATATTTGACTTGTTAGACTTGTTAGACTTGTTGGATTTGTTAGAAATATCTGATATATTTGACTTGTTAGAAATATCTGATATATTTGACTTGTTAGACAAACCAGGTTTGAATAAAAAAAAAAATTTTAATAATGATAAAACATTTGACTGATTTTCACATGTGTTTCAGTTTCGTTCTCAATATTCCATAGACTAGATGGCTTATTGTTTTTTTTTAACATGTGAAAGATATTTGGGGTTTTAAACTGGATAATAGGTGGAATATTGTAAAAAGGTTTAACTTTGAAGGGAATCTGAGACGAATAATTAGAAGCAAAGTTTAAATAGCAAAAATCAGAACAAAATGGTTCAATTACATAATTTCCTTGCAATTTCTCACTAATCTTATGTGTCAAACCATCTAGACCAGATTTGCAATTCAAACATATTTTTCGAGTCTCAATAGGTGTTTTTTTATATAAAATAGTTGATAAAGCAATATCTTTAAACTCTTCTACATCTTCAAAATTATTGAATGTTCGAAGTTGAGCTGAAACATTTAAGAGATTCGAGTTTTTTTTTTTATAGATATAGGTTAGACTCAGATCATCATAGGGTTTTAGTTCAGTTATGATTTTTTTGAGAGCTATTTTGGATTTAGCAGTTAATATCTCAAAAGGAACGAAATTAATCTTGTGAGTATTGTTTTCTTTAGCAGACATTAGTATCTTTTGGCACATTAAAGAGCAAAAATTAGTAGAAAATTTCTTGTCTTGTAAAGCTTTGAAACAATACCAACAATATTGAGAATTTTGATTGATTTCGATGTCATATTCTGTATATATATAGGGTTTTGACATTTTTTCTTGTAACAGATTATATAGAATTTTTTGTTTGTAAGCAAAATTATATGCTTCTTCCATTTATAAATGAATTCACAAATTTATATAAACACCAAATGTGTTCCAGAAAATCTAAAGCACATAAGTGGTAAAAGTGTGGATTTAGAAATTAGTTGTACTAAAAATTCAAATCATTTATGTTATCTTTCATCATGTGCTATAGGATCCCCATCTTATGCTCCAGCCGCAATTTCACCACTTCAATACAAACAAGCAGTGAAAGCTGGTGCAAGCAAAAAGAGGGAAGTTGCTAAGAAAGATGAGATGCATCCGATTGATATAAAGGTAATTGGTGATAACATTTTAAAAACTTTACATGATGAGTATGTTACAATGGGCAAAACTATTTCGGATAATGTTATTGTTGGGCTTATTAATAAACATCTAAACACTCAAAGAATTAACTTCTCACGTGGGGAAACTGATATGCTTATCCAATATATTCGTAATAATCTATCAAGTCTTTTCAAAGAGAGTATTATGGTTTCCCATCCATTGTTTCAACTTATCAAACAACGAGGAAAAATGTTAGAATATACTACAAGTTTGAATTATTCTCAAAATCACGATCAATTGGTGGCTATAACTAGACATATATCAACAAACTGGAGGGGAATCCAAAATCTAAAACACTTGACAAAACCCCTTTCTTTTGGACAAGATAATATAATTCACCCATTGTTTGTGCTTTTGTTTGGACTTAAAATGCCTGGTTTTGAAGACTTGGTCATCTCACAAGATTATTTGACTATGTTGAAAGATTTGGCCACTGATCGCTTTAATAAGGATAATATGATGTTGTTGTGGCTTAGGACGGCAGATACAGCCTTGTTGCCCACTAGAGATGTTGATCATAGTGAGAATTTGAATAATGAGAATTTGCGTGTGAGAATCTCTGTAATGTTGCGTGAACTATCTTATAAGATCCGAACTGGTATCTTTAATTCTGAGATTTCTAATAAACTTTTGAAAATCTTGTCACATATTGTTATGCCCGATACATCTTTTGAAGAAGAAAATTTCTTGCATGCTATATTTGCAACATTCTCGTTCAAACCCACACTTTTGGCTCGTACACACCAAGCTGTTCAACCATTTGCTCTTATGGGAAATTCTAGTGATTTTGTTCCTAGTGCTGTTTATACAATCCAATATCCCATTTCTGATTTTATGTTAACCCAAGGAAATCGACCATTTTTGTCAGAGCTTAACTTTAAAGATATTGGTTATGATCCACTGAGAAAGAAAGTAATCTTTATGTATTCTGATCAAAATCAACTTTCTGATGAACAGCTTTTATTGACAAATATTCTCAAAAATTTGGGAACTCAAACCGCAGAAGCCAATATTTATGATGCTTTGCCTACTTTGGTTACTCGGGCTGGAATATTGCCTGATGTCTATGAAAATATTAAAAAAACAAAAATCCTGTTAACCAATGGTCTTTTCTGTGTTAGTGTGCCAAGATATGAAAAAAGGTTATTTGGAGGCCCAGATTTTAGCTTTTTCCGTAATTCTAATCTGTCAGAAGGTTATAATCTTACCCCAATTATTATTTCACCAAAGATTACTGTTCACAATAAAGATTATGAGTTGTGTGGAGCTTTGTGTTATGATATTATTGAACATAGTGATTTGCCAGATTTTGTGCCGAAATATCTAAAAATTGGAACAACTGCTCTAATTAAGCTTGATAATGGTAAGTGGTGGGAATATAATCCACAATTGTATGTTTTGCCCGAAAGATTAGATGCTAAAATGAGACGTCTTATGGAAGGTAAGACAAATGCTGAGAAAACAGAAATCAAAAATCGTATCTTGAATGGAGAATTTGAAGCAGCTGACATGGAAATAGAAGAGGGTGAGGCCATGGATAAAATTCAAAAATGTGGCTGTCTTTTGTTCTATAGTGAAAATTATGAACAATATCTCGCTAGGATTCGTATGGCTGCTTTGGGCCGAACATTTTAAAAAAATCTAATAATCTAATATTTTTTAATAAGTCAGACAAACTCAACTAGTCAAACAAGCCTAACAAATCTAATAATTTTATTTTTTTTTTTAACAAGTCAGATAACCCAACTAGTCAAACAAGTCTAACAAATCAGACAAATCTAACAAATCAGACAAGTCTAACAAATCTAACAAATCTAATAATTTTAATTTTTTTAACTAGTCAAACAAATCAGACAAATCCAACTAGTCAAACAAGTCTAATAAGTCAGACAAATCTAATAATTTTAATTTTTTTTAACTAGTCAGACAAACCAGACAAACCCAACTAGTTTAACAAATCCAACTAGTCAAACAAGTCAAACAAGTCTAATAATTTTAATTTTTTTAACTAGTCAAACAAATCAGATAATTTGGATAATTTGGAATATTAAAAAAAAAAATTTAGAGTGATAAGTCTGTAATATCGGTCAAAAGATATTTTTTATTTTTGAACTCAAACACAAATGGGCAAACATTAGAAGAAAGATCAAGAGTGATTAGATTCTCAGAAGATTCATCACTAGTAGATTTTTTTGATTTTTTATTCTTTTTGATTTTTTTGGTTGGTTCAACTTGTTGGGTTGGTTCAACTTGTTCAACTTGTTCAACTTGTTCAACTTGTTGGGATGGTTCAACTTGTTGGGATGGTTCAACTTGTTCGGAAAGATCAATGGGTTCAGAAAGATCAATGGGTTCGGAAAGATCAATAAGCTCAACAGGTTCAACAGGTTTAATGAGTTCGATAAGCTCAACAGACTCAACAGGCTCAACAGGCTCAACAGGCTCAACATGTTTAATGGGTTCAGGGGTCTCGGTTTTTATTTTCTCTTTTTTAGCCATTTGACTATAAGAAACGCTCGTAATAACTTTAGCAGGGGTTAAAGCACATAATTTCGGAAAATCTTTAATATTGGTTGGTTCTGGGCATTTTTTAACATAAACCAAAGCCTCTTGACGTTGTTTAGAAGATATCTCTAACATACGAATTTTATGAGAGACACAATGATCACTAAAGGGATTATGTTCAAGACTTCCATGACCTTTTACATAACAGAGAACACAAACCTTATCAGGTAGTTCATTGCCTTCTTTACATTCTCGGGTTTCATGATTTTTTCCACAAAGCCCACAAAGTGAAGGACATCTGGTCTCAAAGCAAAGATTGATAAAACCTTTACATTTTTTACAGATATTCTCATATTCGGCGATTGAAAAATTTGGAGATGGTCGAAGAACAAAACCTGTAAGATCAACATTTTTTTTATGTAATTGTTTAATATAATCAGCATAATCATCATAAGAGACAGTCATAATAGCTCGGGTTTCGTTAACAATCTTATAAGTAATGATACGTTCAAAGATCAATCTTAGATGGGATTCGATATTTTTTTCTGTAAAACGCTTGTTATGACGTATCAAAAGACAGACATCATCATACTTGAGTTTAAACATGAAGAAATTATATTCTTGAGCACTCTTGATTTTTTCTAGAACTTGAACAAAATTCAGACAACTTCTGAAGGTTAAAACACAATGGTTGTTTGGTGCTTTAAAAGATGTGCTTATTGGGCCAAAGAATTCTTTTAGAAAATTGACGATATTTCGTGATAAAGAACAAATCTTTCGATCATCGTGTTCATTACCTGCTTCATTAAAGATAATACAGTGATAAACACGTTCTTCCAATACAACTTCTTTGAAAACGATTTTTGCCATTTTGAATCAGGGGATAATTATTTATTAATCTCTTTTTTCATTTATTTTATAAAAATCTGATATTTCTTATGTTTCAAACACATAATAACGGAAAATACTTAAAATATCACGTAAATCCTCGTTAATAAAATTAATATTTTCTAACTGAGCTAAAAAGTTCTTAGTTGAGGATCTCGTGTATACATTTCTCATTCGTTCATAAAGTGTCTTTTCTAGGATAATTTTGTCAAAAGTCCAAGTTTCGATCAATTTGAACCCATTAGCATGAAAGGTATTAATAAGCGTATCTTTGTACATAATATACTCATCTACAAAGTTAGCCATCGAAGCACTATAGAAAATCGAAACCTTATCATCGTCTTTGTATTTGATTTGATAAGAGTATACATTGTCAATATTTAATGTAAGAATGTCATTTGAAGTCAAATTCTTCTTTTGGAATAATGCTTTGATCTGATCACCATCATTCGTAGAAATCAGAATTTTTGTCTTTTTGTTCTTATGTGAGAATTGTCTAAAGATTTTCATAATATGATCATATAATTCCGGGGTAAATGAGAAATGCAAACCAAGTTGACAGTCAATAATATCAAAAGTTTTATGCAAACCTATCTTTGTCTGGCATTTTTGGATAAAATCAGCTTCTTCCAAGTGTAAATCCAATGTTTTTAGTTTAAAGATTGTGGTTTTAGATCTCTCGTAATTTTTTTTCTTTTCTTCGAATTTTTTTAATGCATTAATATCAGGATCGACTCCAAAGACTTCTTTGATGTTATTATGAATAAATTTGCCCATATCACCGCCTTTACCACAATATAACGAGAAAACAGATTCAGATTGTTGTTCTGTTACAAATTGTCCAATAAAGTAAGCAAAAGCATAGGTTTTATTCAAATTGGTTAAAATATTCAAATCTGTACGAGTATTTTCCCCTGTTTTAAACCAAGTCAGATTCTGGTTCAAAGGCTCAATAATAAAATTTCTGTCAGTTTTTTCCTCAAGTTGGGCTTCATCTTGAATCAATTCATCTTGTTCGATAAATTTGGCAACCACATCTTTTACCTGTGTGATATATGTATCTAACTTCTTTTCATCATTTAAAATATTCTCTAAAAGATCCAAATTGATGAATAATTTGTTTTTTTGGATATTTAGACACTGATTAACGATTTTCTTAGGATTTCCAAAATATTTTCGTGTTGAGTACATTTTGTTTATTTTGTCCATTCTAGGGAAGAATTCGCCAGCTTCTAAAGAATATTCTGAAATGAACTTGATAGGCAAGATAAGCTTTTGGGGGAATTCGTTTGTAGTGTTTTCATAGACAATAAGAGACAAGAAAGAATCATAATACAAACTATCAGAATTTTTTAAAACGTGAGATGTTATTGGTGTTATAATATTATGCCCTTTTTCTTTTCGTTCAAAACATGCAAACTTTATGACCAAATTCTCGTTGTGTTTAAAATCCTTGAATAGTTCGAAATAGGAATATAGGTCAATAGTATTGTTAAATTTATACTTTTTGTCCTCGATTTTAGCTTCATCCAATTGGTTATTATCCATGAAGATTATCCCATCATCAGGAAAAATACAAATCTCATGTATTGCTTTTATCAGATTGGAAATAAAAGATGATCGATCATTGGTTGGACCATAGACGTTTTTGATTGCAAGCTTTAATTGGTGTTCAGGATGATCCGGGATAATATATTTTTTAACCATCTCCAAACCTTCTAATCTAGTCTGAATTTTTTTATATTTTTTGTTATGCATGATAGATTTGATGTGGAAAGGATATATGTATCTCTTTTTGTCAATCTTTAGAAACTCACCACTGCCCAAAATCTCAACATTTTTATCAATATTAACAGGAAAAGATATGAAAATAGTGTTTATAATGATATGACAGAACCCATTTTTGATTACAAACTGCTTAAAACTTCCATCAACTTTTTTAGTAATCAATGTACTATTGTAATCCAAATCAAAAACATCAGCCGCATTTATCGTATATGTCTTGAGTGTTGGGAAAAGTTCATTATTGGTAAAAAGTAAGGGATTTTTAGAAATTCCAAAACTTACATTAAGTATTTGATAAAATTGCTTTTTGAACACATCAGGATCTATTTGGTCTTTGTGCAATAATTCGATATCCAAAGACAAAGATGCAGAATGTTTATAAGGATTATAATACGAGAGAAGAAAAGCACTATCTGTTTCATCTTTGAAATGTAATAGAGTCTTTTGTTTCATTTCGGCAACAAAGTAACTATTTTGCACACTGATAACATTAACCAGATGTATTTCTAGTTTGGATGAAAGATTTTCTGTAGCTTCAAAGTTGGATTTGGTTTCTGTGGCTTTCTTAAATAACCAATTATCACCATATTGTTGGACCAAAGTATTTTTTTTACGTTCCCATGATCTATTTTTTACTCGAGTAATCAATTCTTTAGGTGCAATAAACGAGCCAGACGTGAGAGAAATGGGAATACGCATTCTGAGCTTAGTTGTATCTGTTTTTTTCTTTAAACCGAGTTCAAGATAACTAGTGGATTTGGCTTTTTTTTGGTTATATAGTATAGAAAAAAGATAAAAGGGTGGATTTGTCAAAACTAACTCCAACTCTTGGTCTTTTTTACCAGGATTGTGCTCTTTTTGGCAAAAAGATCGAAAATTTTCTTCCAAATCAAATATGTTGACACATTTTGCACCAATAAATGTATCTAAATTAAAAATATTCTCAGAAGTAGCCATGAGTGCTTTATTTAAAACAGTTTTTTTTATTATCTTTATTATCAATTTTTTCTTATTTTTCACTAGATTATATGCTTTTGAGCCTATTCACTTTTCCCCAATAAGAAAAAAGAAAGGGTTTGCAAGAAAAAAGGCCACAGATAAGAATGTTAATGTAGAATATTTTGATTTGTTGGAAGAATTAAAAAATGCCCAAAAAGAATTTCAAAAACAGAAAGATGATGTGGAAAGCTATAAAATTATAAAAATGAGTGATGAAAGGAAATGTGTGATGCTTGAAGATAAAAATGCCCATTTGAACGCAATTATCGAGCATGCAATACAATCTAAAAATAACGAAGGCCAAAATCACGAAAGAGAAGAAGAAGCAATATCTATACAAATGTTTAAGAATGTTTTAACTTCGGTTGAAATCCACTTATATTTTCTTTTTAAGCTTAGTGATAGAATTCATGCATATAAACCAGAGAAAAAGAATGGTGCTGCTGCCAATGATTCCAAAGATTCTACGGAAACTTCAGAAAATACTGTACAATCTATACTTCCACAAAACATTTTGAAAACACCAAACAAACCAGATAAGCCAAACATATTGACCGAACCCAATAAGCCAAACATATTGAACGAACCAGATAAACCAAATATATTGAACGAACCAGATAAGCCAAACATATCAAACAAACCCAATAAACCAGATATATTGAACGAACCAGACGAGTCAAACATATCAGACATATCAAACAAACTAGATAAACAAGATATATTAGACAAACCAGAAAAGCCAAATATATCAGACATATCAAGCACATCAAACAAACTAGATAAGTTAAACGTATCAAATAAACCAGACAAATCAAATAAACCAAACAAACCAGACAAATCAAATAAACCCAACAAGTCAAAGAAGTCTTAAAAATTTGATTTTTCTTATATCTTACATATCTAACAAGTTGGGTTTGTCTTATATATTGGGTTTGTATTATATATCTAACAAGTTGGGTTTATCTCAGAAACCTAATAAACCAGACAAGTCAGACAAGTCAAGCATATTAAACAAACCCAACAAGTCAAACAAGTCTTATATATCTAACAAGTTAAACAAGTTGGGTTTGTCTTACATATTGGGTTTGTATTATATATCTAACAAGTTAAACAAGTCTTAAATATTTGATTTTTTTAATATATTTCATATTTTTCTTATATCTTATATATCTATAAGTTAAACAAGTTAAACAAGTTAAACAAGTTAAACAAGTTGGGTTTGTCTTATATATTGGGTTTGTCTTACATATCTAACAAGTTAAACAAGTTGGGGTTGTCTTATATGTTGGGTTTGTCTCAGAAACCTAATAAGTCAGACTAGTTGGGCTTGTTTTATATATTGGGTTTGTCTTATATTTGGGTTTGTATTATATATCTAACAAGTCAAACACCCAGATAAACTCAACTAGTCAGATATTAAACAAACCCAACAAGTCAAACAAGTCTTAAATATTTGGTTTTTCTTGTATCTTACATATCTAACAAATTAAACAAATTGGGTTTGTTTTACATATTGGGTTTGTCTCAGAAACCTAATAAGTCAGACTAGTTGGGGGTTGTCTTATATATCTATAAGTTAAACAAGTTAAACAAGTTAAACAAGTCAGACTTGTCTTATATCTCACAAGTTGGGTTTGTCTTATATATTGGGTTTGTCTTACATATCTAACAAGTTAAACAAGTTGGGTTTATCTCAGAAACCTAATAAGTCAGACTAGTCAGATTTTTGTCTTACAAGTTGGGTTTGTATTATATATTTAACAAATCAAACATCCCAGATAAACTCAACTAGTCAGATATTAAACAAACCCAAATAATTAAACGAGTCAAACAAGTCTTAAATATTTGATTTTTTTAACATATTTCATATTTTTTTATATCTTACATATCTATAAGTTAAACAAGTTAAACAAGTCAGACTTGTCTTATATCTAACAAGTTGGGTTTGTCTTATATATCTAACAAGTTAAACAAGTTGGGTTTATCTCAGAAACCTAATAAGTTAGACTAGTCGGGTTTGTCTTACAAGTTAAACAAGTTGGGTTTGTTTTATATATTGGGTTTGTCTTACAAGTTGGGTTTGTCTTACAAGTTGGGTTTGTCTTACATCTTAGGTTTGTCTTACATCTTAGGTTTGTCTCATAAGTTAAACAAGTCAGATTAGTCAGATTAATCAGGTTTGTTTTATATATTGGGTTTGTCTTATATATCTTACAAGTTAAACAAGTCTTAAATATTTGATTTTTTTAACATATTTCATATTTTTTCTTATGTCTTACATGTTGGGTTTTGTCTCACAAGTTAAACAAGTCGGGTTTGTCTCAAAAACCTAATAAGTCAAACTAGTCAGGTTTGTTTTATATATTGGGTTTGTTTTATATATTGGGTTTGTCTCATAAGTTAAACAAGTCGGGTTTGTCTTACATGTTGGGTTTGTCTCATAAGTTAAACAAGTTGGGTTTGTCTCATATATTGGGTTTGTCTCATAAGTTAAACAAGTTGGGTTTGTCTCATAAGTTAAACAAGTTGGGGTTGTCTTACATATCTAACAAGTTAAACAAGTCAGATCAGTCGGGTTTGTTTTATATATTGGGTTTGTCTCACAAGTTAAACAAGTTAAACAAGTCGGGTTTGTTTATATCTTACATCTTAGGATTATATACAATACTTATCGTTTTTGCTTCTAGAAATTTTTCTAATGTTCGATCACCCTTTTGTTTTACAATTTTACCATTTGTGTGATAAAAAGAAAAAATATTCGGGGTTTTGATAAATGATGGTTCTCTTACATACGAGTTGCGTTTATCTGTTTTTAGAAATCTTATTGTATCTGGACGTATATCTTTGTAAACTGTCTGATCTGGGATTAAATACCAAACGGGGGTTTCATGTAAAGTTATAGAAAAGGGCCCAAGTTTTTCAATCATTTTTTCTATAATCTCATATTCAAAACATGTCTTATCTGAGAGATTTTGTAGTTCTTGTAGATATTTTTCTATTTGGGAAGTTTGGGCCACTTTTTTATTTTTTCTTCCCATTATTTAGATAAAGAACAATTCGCTCTAAAAACATAGAAAAACTACTAAAATCTTCTGTCATTATAATATGCAATAATATAGGATAAATCTCATCAATTAGATAAGCTCGTTTAGAACTATTCCATGTGTGCCCAATTTCTTCAGCAGTTTGCTTTTGTAAGGCTGTTATTAAACGTTTTTTAAATCTTTCATTACCTTTTCTAAAATCATCAATATTTTCGTAAACATGCTGTAAAAAGATAATATTTACCCCATATGTTCGTAAATCTTTAAACTTTATATCAAATTCCTTAATCATTTCATATAGTTTGGATTCTGTAAACGTTTTGCCTGTCGAATCACTAAACAATAATGGATTACCGTTTTTATTTGCCAATAATCGGATTAGAACAGAAAATAGGATTGGTTGTAAATGTTTTTGACAATGAAAAACTTGTACTTGATTAGATTTGCCTTTGAAAGATATTTGGATTTCTTTGTTTGTTACAGTGAGGTGATCTTTCTGTAATGTTAACAACCCAATCGTTTCATTATCTTTAAAATATTTTTTTTTGCCTAATCTTATAAAAAATGTCAATTCTAACAATAATATTACCGCAAATAGAAAATTTATGCCTATATCTGAATTGTTAGATTTTTTTAATCCGGTATTGATTCGCTCTTCGATATACTTGATTTTATTATAAACTTTAACAAAAATCTCACTTCGTTTGGAATTTCTGGCTTGAACAAAGCTATTCCCATATATATATTGTGTTTTGCCTTTTTTATCTATTCCAATATACACAATACCATTATCAGCTTCTTCCATCGTGTTTACCCTGGTGATTTGGATATTTTCTAGATGTAAAGGTAATCTATATTTTTGTATTATTTGGTAAACAAGGTGATCTGTTGATAACTTTTGGCCATTATCAAAAACTATACCACTTGACTTATCATAAGTATAGAATTGATAATATTTTTTAATTAAGCATAAAAATCTATCCATAATGATTTAATATTTTTAATATTTTCCATTTTCGGCCAAAGTATAACCCAACCCCAAATCTAACATGTTTTCATCTATTACGTTGACTTTATTTGCACCAGCTGTTAATGTATATTTTCGACCTCCGATAGTAAGCGTGGATCGAGTTTCTTCGTTATGGATATTATGTAAAAATATTCTACGATCTCTTTCTATTAACATTTGGTCTGATTGGCTAAAATCTACCATAAAACGTTGTAATACAGCAAATGGGCCTCTGAAACATCCTTCTGTATACTCATCTGAAAAAGTAAAGAATTGTGACCAAAATGGAAGGTTTAACTCAAAATCCTTTGTTTCGATACATTTGTCAATAAGATATAATAGATCATTTTGCCATTTTTTTATAGATTGTGGTAATTTGGCTAGCAAGAAAGGCATATTCATTACTTTATTTTGAAGCTGAACCCAATCATCCTTTGTTCCAACGATATTGATGGCTGTAAGACAATTATACACGCGTTTTATAACTTCTTGTGTAGTCATAACAGATCCCACAAACATCATTTTTATAATATCGATATCTGAATCTGTTTGGGTTGTAAAAGATGTTTCTGTTACCCATTTTCTAAAAAGAGAACAATTGTAAACCTTATCAAATTTTTCACGATAATAAGGAAAAATGTCTTTTTTGGTTTTTATTTCAGGCAATTCTGTATCAGGAACTTGTCTCACAAAGTTTTCTAAAAGTGGTTGATTAAAGTTGATTAGCAAGTATGTTTGATGAAGTATGCAATGCCAAATCATTTTGGGATCTATTATCATCTCAAATCGTTTGTTTCTTGCTAATATGTTTAACTCAAAAAGACTTTTGGAAACATTTGCCAGTTGATCAAGATTACCCTGAAATCCAGAAGATACATGGTTTTTGAGAGGCAATAGTGGTTCAAATCGTATCTTTATATTTGAAGGAATCATTTTAGAAAGTTTGATAATATATTCGACTTGTTTGACTTGTCTGATTTGTTTGATAATATATTTGATTTGTTTGATAAGTTCAACTTGTCTGATATATTCGATATATTTGATATATTTGATAAGTTCAAATTGTCTGATATATTTGATAAGTTCAACTTGTCTGATATATTTGATAAGTTCAACTTGTCTGATTTGTTTGATAAGTTCAAATTGTCTGATATATTTGATTTGTTTGATAAGTTCAACTTGTCTGACTTGTTTGATAATATGTTTTGATAATATATTCAAAAAGTTTAAGATATTGAAGATACCCGAAGGTTTATAAAAAAAGTTTATTTTTCAAAATTTTAAGAGGTTTTTATTCCAAGATAACATTTTTCTCATCATCGTCATCATCATCACTCATCTCCTCTTCAGTTTCTTGGTTATAAACATCATCTGAAGGAGATTTTGGGATTTCCTTGACCTCATCACTATTATCACTGTTTTCACTGCTTTCTTCAGCTCCAACATCATCAAATTTAGGGGTTTCATCGATAACAGTGGTAGATACTTCTTCTTGAGCACCAGCAGTTGCCACAGTCTTCTTCTTAGGTTTACGCTTAATAACGTTCATCAAAGGTTTCTGGGTAGCAATTGTTGTACTGCTCAACAAAAGAATCTTATCAATGTTCTTCTTTTTTAGAACCGGTTCCATTTCGATATTTTCCATAAATCTAATATTTTCAAGCATAATAAACCATCCAAAGGCAATCAGCTCAAAGACAGCAACGGGATCTTTCAGGAAATATGTAATAGATTTACCAAAAGTCATAGTGTCTGCAGCATCACCTTCTTTGGAATACAATGTCTCAAATGAGCAAGCCGTAATGTCATTAATTGGAATAGTTTGGAAAGAACCAATAAACTCCTTTCGGTTATTATTCCATTCAATACCATATTCGGTCAACAGATCTTGGTTTGCACAAACGATATTATGAATATATTGAACCATGTTTGAACCAGTAGCCAAAGTACTTCCTAGTTTGGTTGAACGCCAAGCCAGATCAATTGCAGCAATCGCAGACTTATAATCATCAATAACCGAAGTCACCATAGCAAAATAACTATCATCCAGAATACGAGTATCATAAATTTTTTTCAATTTTCGGATATGATTCGCAACGATTTCATTATTGGCATCAAAGGTCGAGTCCAGATATTTCAGATTTTCCTCAAAATATTCATTAGTCAAGTTCAAAAGTTTATAAGAGATTTCCTTTTTCGGTGCCTTGGTCGTTTTGGTTGCCTTGGTTGTTGCCTTGGTTGTCTTACTGGGTGATTTGGCTGCGGGGGATTTGCGTGGTTTTTTCTTTGAATCCTCATCGATATTGAAACCAACAGCTTTATCTATTTGACCCAAGAAAGATTGGAAACCTGCGCCAGAATTATTGATGGCAGAAGCCTTGGTAGATTTCTCGGTTTTAGGCATGTTTGTGTTTGACATTGTTTTAAAAAATAGATTTATATTTTCAATTTTTTAATAGATTTTTTATTTTAGAACACCCAATTCCCAATAAGTAAATGGATCTTTTAGAACTTACGAAGACCATTGATTTTATCAAGCACGAGCTACAACTATCAAAAGATGAGAAAAAAATCCAAATAGAAATAGAAAATAGGTTAAAGTTGTATATCTTGCGTGGTTTATTATCCTTTGATGGAATTATATTTTTGATCTCTTTGGTGTCCAAATATCGAGATTATGATTCAAAAATGCTCACAAATCTCTTTTTAACACACAATACCACTTTTGACTTACAGGTAATGGCATCACAGAGCAAAACTCTCACTTCCACTAATGTTTTGGATCTAAATCAAAATATTACCAACTTTTTAAATATTTTTCGTAAACATGGCTCTCTCAAAGCATTGCCTAGAAATCTGGTTCTTTTATGGAATGATGAACAAGCTAATGATGTTAGAATGTTATCCAATGAAGAAATCTCGGGTAGTTTGGATAAAGGAATAATCCTAAAACGTGTGAATTTTCAACTATTATCCCAAATGCGAGAGAATAATCGAAAAAGTTTATATTTTAAAAATTTTGAGAATTTGTTTGCTGTTCCTTATTCAAAAAGAGGTTGGAAATCCAAATATGAGATAAATGTTGATATTGAAGGCTTTTTTTTCTCGTTTTTGCTTTCTGGTGTATATTTGGGTGATATTAAGTTAAGTATACAAAACAATAAGTTAGACAAGTCAAAAGTGTTTACAATTTCAACATCAGGGAACAAAAACCAAATATTCGAACAAATTATAGATTTTTTCCAAGAGGACTTGATTAGAATTTTTAAAAAGAATAAACCAGAAGCTATCAAAAATTTGTTATCTATTTCTTATTTGTTTGAGGGTTATTATGAAAATCTCTACAAATCTATTCTAGAAGTGGAAGCGTGTCCAGAACGTCAGAAATATAAAAAATATATAACATATACACCAAAGGAAGATATTCTGTTATTTAAACAAGATGCTGCTTGTGAACATGTTCGAGCATACGATAACATTCTAAACGATAAGTTAAATTATTTACAACGTGTAGAAGAGTTCATAGAGGATTTTTTGGATTACACAGATGGACGAGCCCAATGTAAGAAATGTTTTGCAAGTCTTCCAAATTTTAGCTTGTATGCTGATGTTTTCATAGATACAAAAAAATATGTGATGCATGGGGTTAAAGATATCTTCTCTTATTCTCCTTTTAATAATTTTTTAGATGGTCGCTTCTTTTTTGAGAATTTTTTGTTTCATTTTGATTTGTGGTTTGGTATAGATTCTCGGGTATATTCGAATGAGATCGCAACCCAATCTATTTTAAACTTTATCCACTTACACGAGAATAGGCCAGAACTAGTCAAGAAATATAAAAAAATGGTAGAAGATGGGGAAATATTTTTCTTACAGTCCACCAACACCTTTTTCCAAACACATTTCAATATCAAAGACAAGTTCAAAAATGAAAGACTTTTTTTTAGAACAGTCCTGGTTGTTATCATCATCAGTTGTTTCTTGCGTGTTTCAGATTATCATATAATGTTGATAAAAAGGAAAATTTCGAAGAAAACTAAGGTATTTGAGGATATGGTAGTGAGTATTCTAAAGATTGTGCTAAAAAAGCTAAACATTACATATTTTAACAACTCAAAGGATCTCTTGCAAAAATATTATCGTATTGTAAAAATCTATTCAGATGAGTTCCTAGAAGAGACACATAATCTTTTTTTGACCAGAAAAGAAGCTTACGAGACATATATCCAAGATATCGAAAAAGAAGAAGATTTTGACATACAAAAAATAGAAAACTATATGGATATAGAAGATGTGTCTGAAATGCCTGGGATTTTTGAAGGCAAAGACCTAAGACCCTTTACATCAAAGAAATCTCCTAATTGGTCTGGGGTTCACAAAGAAATCCCATTATTTCCTAAAACTAGTATAGAAATCGAATTATCCGAGGAGGATTTGAAAACTGTTTTATATGACGAACTTTTAAAGGATATTCCAGAAAAAGCTGTTGATATGTATGATTTTGATAAAATTTTAGAATCTCCATTGATTTTGTTTTCTGTTGCCACTCCAAATCAAGACAATATTACATTTGAAGAATTGTCAGTTATTTTAAGTAAATACATCTTTGTTTTACGAGCTTTAGTTGATGAAAATATAGTATTAATTTACAAATTTAACAACAAAACGAATTTTTCAAAGAGACAAGTCCTTTTATTAAAGGTTGTCATCTTTTTTACTTTAGAAAAATATAAAAAAATAAGCTTTAAAAATGGTCGAACAACCCTTTTACACGTTAAATAATTTTAGGGGAAATAAAAAATATTATATTATGAGCCCAAATTACACAGATTCTAGTTTTTTACAACGCAAGAAAAATATATATAGTTATAATGTTTTTCTTATTACCAAAGATAATAAACTTGCTTTATGTAAGAGACGTTTTTCGTTTTACCTAACATATATTTATCAAAAACTGTTTAACCGAACAGTAATTATGCCATATGAGATCAAAATTATATCAAAATGTCTGATAAACTTACCATTGAACGAGTTGCTGGCATTAGAAGCATATTTAACAGATCAACCATATAATCATACACCAGAAATCTTAAAAGTGTTCACAGTAAGCAATTTTAAATTATTAAACAAATATCCACTTTTGCTTTACATGTTAAAAAACAAAAGTCGTCCGGCTAATTCAGGAATCATATTGCCTGGAGGAAAGAAAAAAACACAATTAGAGGATCATCTTAGAACCATAAAACGGGAATTATATGAGGAAACAAACATAGATCTCACATCCAAGCCTTGTTATATATTGAATAATTCACATAGTTTACAAAAAATAGATTGGCTAAACCCAGAAACGAACAAACCCCTCATGATTCACTGGTCAATATATGATAAGGTTTTACAAAAAAGCTTTTATAACATATCATACATCATACACACAGATTTTACGTCTGCGGAAATTTTACAAAGATTTTCAGGTAATTGTGAAATATCCAATATGGTTTTTAAAGACACACCCTCCAAAAAATATGATAAAATCGGACTTTATAAACTTTTGGAACACAATGCTAAAATATGCTGTTAATAAATAGTCTTTTTGGTCTAATTTTTACAACCTGTGTTAAATGGCAGCACACACAGTACCTGTTAACCACTTCACAAAGTTCCTTGCACAATCCTTTTTTTTATTTTTGAATATAGAGAAGAACGTTTTTTGTACAGAAAAAGAACAAATTTTTTTTTATCACCTTTTTGGGTCTGGTATACAAGAATTGGCTGAAATGTATAATCAACCCATAATAAACAAAAATATTTTAGAATTATCACCTGAAAGCAATGATTTTAAATTATATCAACAAATTTATGCAAAAGCCAGTGATTCTAATATTTTATACAAATCAGACTAATCAAACAAGTCAAATATATTGGGTTTGTCTGATAAGCTAACAAATTCCGAAACCAGACTAGTCAAACAAGTCGAATTTGTCTGATAAGCTAAGATCCTTAAAAAATCTAACAAATCTAACAAATCTAACAAGTCAAACAAATTAATCAAATTCCGAAACCAGACTAGTCGAACAAGTCAAATATATTAGGTTTGTCTGATAAGCTAACAAATCCAACAAGTCAAACAAGTCAAACAAGTCGGGTTTGTCTGATAAGCTAAGATCCTTAAAAAATCTAACAAATCAAACAAATTAATCAAGTTCCGAAACCAGACTAGTCAAACAAGTCAAATATATTGGGTTTGTCTGATAAGCTAACAAGTCAAACAAGTTGGGTTTGTTGAATAAGCTAAAATCCCTAACAAATCCAATAAATTCCGAAACCAGACTAGTCAAACAAGTCAAACAAGTCAAACATATTGGGTTTGTCTAATAAGCTAAGATCTTTAAAAAATCTAACAAATCTAACAAATTAATCAAGTTCCGAAACCAGACTAGTTAAACAAGTCAAACAAGTCAAACAAGTCAAACAAGTTGGGTTTGTCTAATAAGCTAAGATCCTTAAAAAATCTAACAAATCTAACGAGTCAAACAAGTCAAACTAGTCAAATATATTGGGTTTGTCTGATAAGCTAACAAGTCAAACAAGTTGGGTTTGTTGAATAAGCTAAAATCCCTAACAAATCCAATAAATTCCGAAACCAGACTAGTCAAACAAGTCAAACAAGAC